TCCAGTACCAACAATAGCTGTGCTATTCGCAATGAAAGCTGTCCCAACAGTGTGGCTAGATGCATTAACGCTACCAGTAACATTGGCGTAACCAGTACCAACAATAGCTGTGCTATTCGCAATGAATGTTGTTCCCACAGTTAGTAAGGCACTATTGACACTAGTGGATACATTAGCATATCCTGTAACTGTCAACGCAGTAGTATTAGCATTCAGGGCAGTGGTGGTGAATGATGCTGCATTCACTGTGCCAGTATGATACAGCCCAGTAGTATTTGCTCTGTAATTAGTACTGATGGTATACGAGGCAGCGTTGATTGTTCCTGTATGATACACCCCAGTAGTATTGGCTATGAACGACGTACCAACAGTTAACAAAGCACTATTCACACTGGTTGTTAGATTAGCTGCACCACCCACAAGGTTAGCGGTTATCGTATTGGCACTAAAGTTACTATCTGTATCCCTAGCAACCACAACAGATGCAGTTGACGTACTTGCTGCGTTAACATTGAATTGAGATCCATTCAGGTACAGATAGCTACCAGCCGTATAGAGGCCTTGACCAGAGAACTGTACAAATGCAACTGGATCTGTTCCTATAGTAGTTACTTCATCAGTCTGCACCCATCCGGTGCTATTGTATAATGTTCCGTTTGTGACAAATGTAAAATCACCACCTGCAATCTCAATAGCAGTATCAAAATCAGTGGCTCTGGTGAGAACAGTTCCTCCGGTGGCCCATGTGTATATTCCGTTGTGAGCAGTGTTGGATTGATTCTTGACCAGCACTCTATCACCATTCACAAGAGAGTGACTATCTAGTGAGGTCAGAGCTGTACCAAGAGTCAGAGTAGCTCCTACTCCAGACGTACCATTATTGTATGTGACACTACCACCAGTTATCACTGCCAGAGTATCTGTTGTTGCCACATGGCATGCCTCGTGAACATGCAAACCTTGCTGGAAAGCATCAACATACGCCTTAGTAGCTGCATCCTGATTATTAATTGGCGCGCTGAGCCCAGTAATATAATTGTTGCCCATTGCAATGTTAGCGGAGAACGTAGCACCATTGGCATCAAGATTCCAACGCTGAGTTGAAGATCCTAGTGACGATCCAACTGAGTTTGAAGTTGGAATTATACCTGTTGAATTAGCAACTAACCCAGATGTGGTGAACGATGACGCATTGACTGTGCCAGTATGGTATATTCCAGTAGTATTTGCTCTGTAAATAGTATTAATTGTGTACGATGCGGCATTGACTGTGCCAGTATGGTATATTCCAGTAGTATTTGCTCTGTAACTAGTATTAATTGTGTACGATGCGGCATTGACTGTGCCAGTGTGATAGGCCCCAGTAGTATTAGCAACAAACGAGGTACCTACCGTCAAAAGTGCCGAGTTAACACTGGTTGTCATATCGGCAACTGTACCAGACACCGTACCACTAAAGTCTCCCGTATTAGCACTCAATATCCAACGTGATACTGAATTTCCAAGTAGTATAGTGTTTGACGCTGGAGTAAACCGTGTACCTGTATTCTGAACATAAGATGCGGCTACTGTTCCTCCAAGATATCCAGCATTATTAGCGTCAAGGGTAGCGATGTATGAGGTATTAACATGGACACCAGTAGTGTTAGATATTATACCGGTGCCAGCTACAACATCAACAGTTCCAGTGGATGTGATTGGTCCTCCACTAAGCCCATTACCGGTAGTAATAGACGTCACTGTACCAGTAGTAACACTGCCCCAATAAGGAGATCCTGTAGATCCGTTGGACTTTAGTACCTGTCCCGATGTACCTACAGTAGCGTTAGCAGATAATGGAGTAGTGACAGTTAGCTGGGAAGAGTTGGCAATAAAGTCGGTGCCTACTGATAACGCTGCCGAGTTAACACTAGTAGACATATTAGCTACTGTGCCAGATACTGTACCTGTAAAGTCTCCGCTATTAGCAGACAACACCCATCTTGCAGTAGAGTTTCCAAGCAGAGTAGTGTTTGATGATGGAGTAAACTGCGTGCCTGATATTACCAGATTGCCTGAAAGAGTTCTAGAATCAGTATTCTGAACATATGATGCTGCAGCAGTTCCTCCAAGGTATCCAGCGTTGTTGGCGTCTAGTGTGGCCACATATGAGGTATTAACATGAATACCTGTTGCGTTGGATACAATACCAGTTCCAGCATTGGCAAAAACCCCGCTTGAATTTGATATTATACCGTTGTTAGCAACCACATCAATGGTGCCAGTAGATGTGATTGGACCACCTGTCAGTCCGTTGCCAGTAGCAACTGAGGTTACGGTACCAGTAGTGACTGCTGCCCAGTAAGGAGATCCGGTAGAACCGTTAGATATGAGCGCATGCCCAGAAGTACCAGTGACTCCGTTTGCAGACAAAGGAGTGCCAACAGTTAGTTGGGATGAGTTGACAGAAAAGCCAGAACTGACTGACAAGGTATTGCTGATAGATACAGTGTTACTAGCTTTATTAAACGTAAATCCAGCAGTTGCGTTTAACGATGTTCCACCATCATTGAATTGAATCTGTGTATCAGATCCACCTGCAGTTGCACCAGGAACGTCCCAGTAAGGAGATCCGGTAGATCCGTTAGACTTCAACACCTGTCCCGATGTACCAGTACCACCATTGGCAGTTACTGGAGTGGTAATAACAAGAGCAGAGGCATTAGCAATAAAAGCAGACCCAACAGTAAGTGCTGCGGAATTGACACTGATGGTTGCATTTGCATATCCAGTAATATCAGTGTTACCTGATGTCCATGAGTCGGAAGTCTCGTTCCACAGGAAACTTACGTTTGATAGTGTGCCTCTGTTGACTTCTAATCCAGCATTCTCTGATGGACTTATCAGCCCCAAATCAGCATTCAGAGTTACTATGTTATCCCCAACATTGAGTGTTGTGGTATTGATGTAGGTAGTTGTACCGGATACGGTTAGATTGCCAGATATATTAACATCAACTAGGTTAGCAGTGCCACTAATATTTGCACCATCCACACCCGTGATTAACCCAGAGGCAGTGACTGTGTTTGCATATACTACAAATCTACCAATTGTATTTCCTAGTAGAATTGTGTTAGACGTTGGAGCAATCGATGTAGCGTTAGCGACAACTCCCGCAGTAGTAATACTAGCTGCATTAACTGTACCGGTGTGGAAGGCCCCAGTAGAGTTAGCTACGAACGATGAACCAATTGTAAATGACGTTGCGTTAGCACGATCACTCAAGAGTAGAGAGTCTACACTCAGAGTATTGTTTAGTTTATTGAATACAAAATTATTTGATCCTTCAAACGTACCAGCGTCGTTGAACATCACATTAGTGTTTGATCCTGCGCCAACAGGACCTGTTGCAAATATTGTAACATCAATTTCAGCGTCAACTGATGGTGCACTACTGAAGGTTAGAATGTATCCTGATACACTATAAGCTGATTTATGTTGACTTACACCATCAATAACCACTAGTATCTGACTCTCACTATCAGGAGTCACACTCAGGCTATAATTAGTATTAGATCCATTACCAACAAAGGTATCGACAGTGACATCGATGCCCATGAGACGATTTGAGGTTGTGGTGTAGCAAGTAACATCGACTTCAGCATCAAGTGATGGAGCACTACTAAAAATAATTAAATTACCAGATACACTATAAGCTGATTTATGTTGACTTACACCGTCAATAATTACAGCTACTGCTGATTCGTCGTACGGAGTTGTGCTTAGTGTAAATTGTGTGTTGGTTCCGTTACCAGTAAAAACATCTGTAACAAGATCCGTACCGGTTAGCACTAATTCGCCAACCACTGCATCGGCCCAGTAAGTAGATGTTCCATTAGAAGCCAGTACCTGGGTGTTTTGTCCCAAAGACCCGTTAGCTACTAACTTATTGATTACGGTGTTTGCTGCTACCGATAGATTCTGAAGGTTAGCCCCAATCTCAAAGTAGCCTGTTCCGTTAGAGGAATACAGTTTACCATCTGGCACATTGAGAGCCAGCTCTCCGGTATCAATATACCGAGAATTACTAGAGTTGGTTGTATTTGGAGTACGGCCGGATACCGTCGTACGTTTGACTTGAAATTTATTAGCCATGTGGCCCCTCAAAAACTCTATATAGAGTTAAAAACTTGAATCAGGTGTATCTAATTTTTTCTTTGAATTCTTTTCCAGCTTACTACTTATGGTGGTTAATTCTTCAGCTAGCTTGGCCGACCTGGCCTCGGCTAGCTGAAGACGCACTTCCATCATTATAATTTTTGCTGTTAGATCTTCAATCCAGGATTTTTGTTTTGCAATATATACATTAATAAATTCAGCGTCCACTTAGAAAGTTCCCCCATCAAGAGTTGCATACACCAGAGCTGTTCCGTTAGATTGAAGAACAAATCCTTCGGATCCCAGACTCAATTTAGAATACGTGTTTGTTGCATTACCAACCAGTATCTCATTAACTCCAATTGTAGACAACCCGGTACCACCACTTGTTCCTGGTAGTGCGGTACCCAAAGATATTGAGTTGGCTGTAATATTAACAGCAACAGTACTGTTGGCAGTTAGCGTAACAGCAGTAGAGTTAGATACCAGTGCATGAGCTTCAATAAATGATACTAACGTTGCTTTATTATATGTACCAGCGCCAATATCAACAGTAGTAGTTGGTGCTGTTTGGAGGCCATCAAACAATCTGAACTTACCGTCAGTAGCATCTCTGAAGAAACCAGTGTGTTCGGTAGGATCTGCCCCGCTTTGGTAACTACCAAAGAATCCAATATCCAATGTATCAGAAATGAGGTTGTTCGAAGCTAATTGAATTAATGAGTCAGTTACCGCTAAGGTTGCCACATTGATTGTCACTAGCGAACCGGAAACAACCAAGTTACCTACAATATTTACATCTTTATCAATATACAAATACTCGGAATGTACATTCTGAGCAAAAACCTTGAGGTATCGATTTGCATTATTACCTAGACTATATGTAACATTAGCATTTGGTATAATATCAGTATTAACTGTAGCCTTAATTGATACAACATCACTAGAATCAGATCCAATGATAGTATTACCAGTGGCTGAAAATTCTGCTGCAGACGTATTACCAATAGACAATGTACCATCAGTAGCTGATATACTTGTAGTACCAATTGTGATAGTCGATCCAGCTAGATATAAATCTTTCCAACGCTTAGCACTGGTACCAAGGTCATAGGTAACATTGGCAGAAGGAACAAGGCTTGATGCTACTCCAGCATTAACCGTCACACTGTCGGCAGAACTACTACCAACAGTCACATCGTTGTTCATCGTTACTACCGTTGAGTTGGCTATAAAGTCAGTACCAACCCTGAACGACGCGGCATTTACAAGCCCTGTATGATATGCTCCAGTACTATTGGCTATAAAGTCAGTACCAACCGTGTGACTAGATGCATTGACACTGCCAGTAATATTAGCGTAACCAGTACCTACTATTGCAGTACTATTAGCAATAAATGCTGTACCAACTGTTAGCATAGCAGAATTAACACTTGTTGCTATATTAGCAAAACCGGTACTAACAATAGCAGTGCTGTTGGCTATGAATGCAGAACCTACTGTGTGACTAGCTGCATTGACAATACCAAACTGTACATCACTTGTTGTTCCTACTGCTTGACCAATGTGTACGCCAGTCGCGTTAGAAACAACACCAGTACCAGCAACAACTGCTATTGTTGGAGCCGAACCTTCACCAGTACCTGATCCTGAAATACCATCACCAGCAGTAATTGTTGCGACGTAGTCTCCAGTGGTATCTGTTCCAAGCACCGTTGCATCTGCTGAAATAGTAGCAACACCGGCCGAATCAATCGTCACATCACCAGACAATGAGACGTTTCTAAAAAATCCTGTTGAGTTAGCAACTAGAATTTGGCCAGTAGTTGCTGACGATACTGCTACGTCTGTAAGATCATTGAGAGCTGTTATTTCTGTTGCTGGTGATGCCCAATGAATTCCTCCAGTGGAGTTTGCAGTTAGCAGCTGGCCCGTAGTACCATGAGCACTGTTAGCATAAATTTTAGTAATTACAGCATTGGCAGCTGTTACCGTAAAGCCTGAAACAGAGTTTGTTGATACTGACGATGAGTTGATTACAGTATTGACTGTACTATTACCAATGTTCAAGACCGATGTATTCAGACTTACATTTGCACCAACAGTTATGGTGTTTGATACGTTAAGTGTGTTTGATCCAGTGGTGAACGTAAACCCAGCTGATCCTGCAAGAGTGCCAGCATTATTAAATTGAACTTGAGTATCTGATCCAGCTATTCCTGAAGTAGGATCTGTCCAGAATAATCCTCCAGTGCTATTGGCTACAATTATTTGTCCAGTAGTACCATGAGCACCATTGGCATAAATTTTAGTAGTTACTAGATTTGCAGTCTTTACGCTATCAATATAACTGGTAGAGTTAGTAACCAGAGCTTGATTTGCTGTGAGTACACCGGGGTTACGTCTTCCTCCGATTGCCTCAACTAGATTGTTACTACCAATATAGAGTACATCACCATTGGCCGTATAGGCCATTTCACCATTAGCTAATGACGTTGGTAGCGCTGTAGTGAGCGACTTTTTAATTTGAATCAGATTATTTGCCATTGGCAGTCCTTAAAGGTAAATAGAGGTTTTGTTATTATTTTAAAATTCTGGTATTATTATTTATGTTAAAAAGTTCCGCCATCAACGTCGACAGCAGGAAGTTCTATTTCACCAACGGACTTCAATACATATTTATCATCATACGCTCTGTACACGACAAAGTCTCCATCATTAGGGGTGCCTTCTACAACATCAGCTAGTTGATCAAATCTAACTACTGAGGTTTTCAACGTAATAGGGCTTGTCGTCTGTAGCTGAGATGTCCCACTAACCGTTGCCTTTAGTGTAGAACCTGTTACCAGCTTGACTTTTGGGGAGCTCAGAGCCATTTTATCGAGTTACTTCCGGAGTGACTGTTACATTTCCTTCTATGATCCTTGCAACAACATTTGAACTACTCACAACCTCTACATCATACACATACCTACCTGCCGTCAAGGCAGACGTCTGAGTAGATGTCAAATCAAGAGTAACTATTCCCTGAATGGCTGTAAGCGTCACTGTAAAACTGATTGAGTTAGATGATGTATAGTGCTTTCTGATCTGAGATCTACCAGTGTATCCAGACAAGTCTATAGCGACTCCGTCATCATCAGTCAAATAAATGGATGTGGTGAATGTGGTTCCCTGATCAACTACTATATTAGCTTTGGTTGCCATTTTTCATCTCGTTGATTTCTTGTTTTAAGTCTTTAATGGCTTCGATTAGCACACCTATAATGTCATTATAGGAAACCTTCATAAAGCCGTCTTCGTTGGTGTGTACCACGTTAGGTAGGATATCTTGGATCTCCTGAGCTATAACACCATATCCTTTATGACCACTATCTTTAAATTCATACGATACCCCTCTCATTCGAGATACCATATCCAATCCACCATTAATTGTTTGTATATTGGTTTTTAGTCTCTCATCTGACGTTGTCGTCATGATAGTAGCACTGAGAGTACCGGATCCAACAGCAAAGGTAAAACTTGCTGAACCTGCAAATGCTCCTGCATTGTTATACTGCACATGAGTACTAGAACCACCAGGAACCCCACCAGAAGCGGGAGCAGCGGCCCAATATGTATTAGCAGTACCGCCACTATATAACATCTGGCCGGCTGTTCCAAACGAACCGTTTACACTTAGTCTGGTACCAACTGTGAGAGTTGTGCCTGTAGACAAGCTGGTACTAACGCTAGCAGAGCTACCGTAGGTACTTGATCCACCAACTAGAGTAGATGCCGCATTAAAAATGTTGGCGTTGGCGGTTCCAGCAATTGCTAAAGAGTTACCAGCAATGGATCCTGCAATGGTCGCTGATGCTCCATCTAATATTCCGGTTGCAGTTATATCACCACCGTTTATTGGACCTACGACAGTCAGTGTATTTGAGGTTTTAATGTAGGTGAATCCAGTATCCCCATTAAACACTCCTGAATCGTTAAACTGTACCTGGGTATTGGAGCCACCAGGAGTACCACCACCAGCACTAATAGTTGACCAGTAAGGAGCTCCAATAGTGCCGTTAGATGTTAATACCTGACCAGATGTTCCTGTAGTTCCATTAGCCGTCATTGGATTGGATTCAATAGTTAATCCACCATTGGCAGTCAATACTCCTCCAAAACTTGCAGTATCACCAAATATGTCAAATCGTTGGGTTCCTGTACCTAACGCGCTACCTAAGGTATTACTAGCTGGATACACCCCAGACGTATTGACTGTTACACTTGTACCAACAAACAACGTTGGATTTGAGCCACTGGTAATAGATACGTTCCCAGAGAACGTAGCATTATTACCAACTGCTAGGGTTCCAATAACATCAGCGTTTGCAGCGTACACATCCCACCGAGCAGTTAGTGTGCCTAGATCAGTCCCATTGGCATACGGGCTAACTCCGGTAGTTCCACTAGTGCGAATACCTGTAGAATCTATTACTGTATTAACAGTGCTATTACCAACAGCAATCACTGTCGAGTTAGCAATCAATCCATTGGACGTTGAGTTGATTGACGCAATTTGGTATGATGAGGCATTAATAGATCCTGTAAGATCCATCCCACCTGCAGCAGTAATTAATCCCGAAGCGTGGATTGTGTTAGCGCTAATAATCCATCTTGCTGTACTATTTCCAAGCGTCGAAGCGGTTACATTAGAGAACGGTGTTACTGTTTGGTTAGCCCCATACAAAAATACTCCACTGTTATTTACAGTCTGAATATTTTTCTTTTCTAATGTGTCGCCCGATACAGATGGGGAGTTAGTAGTGAGAACAATTTGAGTAGAGTTGCTGATTGCTTGTACAGTAAAATACGCTGTGCAGCTTGAGAACTTGACTATATCCCCGGCCACTAGATCATTGGTGAATACGGAACCAGTTCCAGATACCACGGTTGTACCAATAGTGGTTACTGTTCCGGTCACTGCGCCAGAAGTGTTTGAAGCATACGACTGCGGTGCAATCAGTGTGTTGGTTGTTGTGTTACCTAATAGGACATTGCCGGAGAAATTACCACTGTTTGCAGTCAATACCCAACGAGATATTGTATTGCCCAGTATCTGACCAACTGTATTTGAAATAGGTACTAGTGCTGTTGCATTAGCACTAATGCCAGAAGTAGTAAAGGATGCTGCATTGGCAACTCCAGTAGAATATACTCCGGTTGTATTTGCTATGAACGCCGTACCAACTGTTAGTAGTGCTGAATTAACACTAGTCGATACGTTAGCTGCACCAGACACTTCTAAAGCAACTGTTGGAGCAGTATTGTTGATACCTACTCTATTATTGACAGAATCAACAAAAAGTACACCAGAATCAAAATTAGAATTACCAGCAATTGTTTGAAGGCTACCGCTGAGAGTTGTATTACCACTAAGAGTAACCAGTCCAGCTATCCCTAGATTACCTCCAATGTTTGCATTCCCTTGAATATTAGCTGTACCACTAATATCTGTATCCCCAGTTACTCTTAAAGCAACTCCAGGAGCAGTATTATTAATACCTACTCTATTATTGACCGAATCAACAAAAAGCACACCAGAGTCAATATTGGTGTTGGCTGCTCCAATTGTTAGTACGTTAGCTGTTGAGTTGGTTGTTAGTCCAAAAATGGCATTTGTAAGTGAGGTGTTACCATTAGCAGTAAGTAATCCAGTATGAAACACCCCGGTAGTGTTAGCTATAAATGCATCCCCTACAGTCAGCAAGGCACTGTTAACACTGGTGGATATATTAGCTGCGCCGGTCACAGACAAAGCAACACCTGGAGCTGTATTATTGATACCCACTCTATTATTAGTAGCATCTACAAAGAAAGTGCCCGAATCTATATTGGTGTTAGCAGAGCCAATTGTCAATACACTAGCTGTTGAGTTGGTAGTTAATGCCAGCAATGAGTTGGTAAGCGAAGTATTACCGTTAGCAGTTAGGTTTCCTGTTACCGTAGCGCTGCCCTGAACATTGGCAGTAGCGCTGATATCAACATCACCAGTTACACGCAGAGCAACTCCAGGAGCAGTATTATTGATACCTACTCTGTTATTGATAGAATCAACAAACAACACACCAGAATCAACTGATACGTTAGCAGCTCCAACAGTCACAACATTGGATGTGGAGTTGGTTGTCGCTGTCACTATTGTATTTGTAAATGACACGTTGCCGGCTATATTAGCAAGGCCTCCAGCAGTTACACTTGTGGATACGTTAACAAACCCACCAATATATGTGTTCCCAGCTATGTTTGCCAATCCAACCACATTGAGGTTAGCTCCAACGTTTGCCTGACCAGTGGTAGTTAGTGTATTTTGGAATGTAGCTGCACCCGACACCTGTATAGTGTTGCTAATAGTAGTAGCACCACCTACAACTAAAGTACTTGCTATATTAGCAGTACCTCCAAAAATATCCCATCTCAGCGTAGTGTTACCTAAATTATCCCCATCAGCTGATGGAAGAAAATCACCCAATGCCACTCCACTATATGAAAGAGTACCTCCAATAGCAGCGTTACCAGAGACATATAGGTCTCCAGTAACATTGGTATTGGCTTGTGAGTCTATTCCATAGTGAGCTACGAACTTCGAATTTGCCATTTATAACCTGTCAAAATAACGTTGCAATAACCTTTACGCCTGTATTTATGGCAGTCTGTCTTATGTAGATTTCTACATTTCCAGCTACAACAGCTGTGGACATTATCCCAAGATCTGCCGTGGCAGTAGGTGACTTTACCGTACCAAAAATTGTTACATCTACAGCAGACGAATCGTGTGTTAAAATTAAATCTGATACCTGACTACTATTTAACTTAGTCATGTTTATAGTCATTCTTGCTCCCTTGTACAGCGTCTTATCAAAGCTGAATACAAGGTTTGCTGCTGTAGTATTGGATCCAAGATCCCCAACAGCATTTACAATAAACGTTGCAGCGTTGACTACAAGTGTGTTTGAGGTTATAATGACATTACCGGTGAATGTAGTATTAGCCTTTAGGGTTATAGCACTGGATGTTACTGCTAACGTGTTAGATGTTAGGAATACGCTACCAGTAGTATTGATTACGTTAGAGAATGTAGCATTACCAGTTACAGTAAATGTATTACTACCAGTAATTGCTCCAACCACACCTAAAGTACCCCCAACATTAGCATTACCTTGTATGTTAGCGGTGAGACTAATGTCAGTTGCCCCTGTTACTCTTAGAGCTACTCCAGGAGCAGTATTATTAATACCCACTCTATTATTAGTGGCATCAACAAATAGTACACCCGAGTCAAAATTAGAATTACCTGATATTACCTGAAGAGTTCCATTCAAATTAGCGTTACCCGATAAAGTGGTAACGCCGGTCACTCCCAAGGTGTTTGATAAGGTAGTAGCGCCAAGAACAGTTAATGCCAAATCAGTATCTATTGTTGATGATGTTATAACAGTGTTTACAGTACTATTACCAATACTTACGGTATTGGTAAATGATGCCGCTGCATTGAGGGTTATTGCAGAGGTAGTTACAGATAATGTGTTAGATGCTAAAAATGAACTATCAACAGTTGATAGTGTGTTTGAGAAAGTTGCAGCCCCGGTTATTGCAAGTGTGTTGCTTCCCGTAATTGCCCCTACAACCCCCAACGATCCGCCAACATTAGCACTTGATTGTATATTGGCTCCCAAGCTAATATCAACAGCCCCAGTGACTCTTAGCGCGACGCCCGGTGCTGTATTACCAATGCCCACTCTATTGTTGGTAGCATCAACAAAAAAGGTACCTGAATCAAAGTTTGAATTACCAGCGAATGTCTGAAGGGTTCCGTTCAGCGCTGCATTGCCAGTTAGCGTAGTAGTACCAGTCACACTTAGTGTGTTAGACAATGTAGTTGCCCCTAACACAGTTAATGCTAAATCGGTGTCCAAAGTGGTTGCGTTGATGACTGTATTGACTGTACTATTACCAATGCTTACATTGCTTGATATTGACAGTAATCCACTTGTAGTCAGTGTACCACCTCGAAGACCGTTGATTGCTACAAGAGTATTAGCAGCAAAAAATCCATTTACAGTGCCATTGCCTGTTGTAACATCTCCAGCTGAGTTGGCAGCAACCGTAACAATCTTTGTCGAATAAGCATCTAACAATACATTAGTCTTGTCAATCCAGTTCTGAAACGAATCAGTGATTGTGTTTACATTACTTGTTGGTACTGCCATTATTTTCCCTTTGAATTAAAATACCCAGCATATTCTTAATATCACTTATATCAGTTTTCAGCATATCTATCTCCTGCTGCACATTACTGAAGTCATACTGCTGTTTCCGCTGCTGCTTGTAAAGATTATACGCATTAATATTACTATTTATTAATGCGTAATTTGACTGATCTCTTAGAAAATCAGAATCTTCTGTCTTCACTATCATACAGAAACCGCCAGCGCCCTAATATCTTTGACAGTTGGCACATTCTGTGTTGAAGTTGACAACAGCACCACCTTTATCGCAAAGATTTTAAACGATGTATGTGCCGATAAAGAAGCATCGTAGTATCTAGCAAAATTACCATCGTCAGCATATTTAAACGTAGCCTTTGGTTGAGTTACCTTTTCAATACTCAGACCACTGGTACCGGTATCTGAATATGGGCCAATTGCAGTTTTTAAAACTAATGATGTATTGTTAGTCACACTATCGACCACATTTATTTCATAGTCCGTAGTTGTGCTTGAATTAACAATCTTAATAATGTCGTTTGCAACAAGACTAGATGTAAATGTAGTACCTGATCCTGTCAAAGTGGTATTACTATTAGTTTTAACAAGTCCAGCAAGTTTTGTTGATGTTGGAGTTCTTGCAATGGAGTACTCATACTCTAGATAATCATCTTCATTTGCTGAATCACTGAATAGATTAGATGTTGTCTCAAGATTCATTACCGACCACTCTTTAGTATCAAAAGACTCATTGTCATCGTTGCTTAACACCTTACAATAAACCTTGACATCGGTTCCTGAAGGTCTGTAGGATGTCAAATACACCTTGAGATCTTCTGCATCTAACCCATCAGCTAATACTACCTTTTTGGAAATATACTTTACCTTGGCATTGCCATATCGAGTAGTTTCATTATCGTAGAGATTATTGATCTTGTTTTGCAATACAACCATACTAGCAGGAATTAAATCTACAACAGGACTAATCTTACTTACAGTAGAAGGTTTACTGAGACCAACACTGACCTGAAGTGATTTTGCTCCGGAATACGAAAGTATTTCATTGCTTCTTGATCTTATTTCTGCTTCATATATGGTTTTATTGGACACACCAAAATTAATTGGTTGCGACTGAGACGCAGCTGTTGTTCCTGCAATAGTCTGAGTCAAACTGATTGTTGCGGGTAAAGGAACAATGGTAGATATATGAGGCTCACAATAATTAACCGTAAAGTCATCTACACTAGAAATACTAGCCACCGCATCAGACGTTGATCCCACTAAGCGCCCAGTAGCAGCAAACAAAAATGTAGTATTTGCTGCATTAGAATCTCTTAATACAACGGTATCATTGGTATCCACTTTATCAACAACAGCACTAACAACTCTTTGAACTCCTACCCATGCGGTAGTGTTGTTAATATTTTTCTCTAGGTTATCTTTCAGCGATATACTTGTAGAATTTACAGACAACACCTTGCTTACTTGGAACGACTCCGTTACACCGTAAAACAAATTAGCTGCTACATTGGATTGCAAAGGAGCGTCAAGGTTCATGTGAGTGGTATTAGAAATACTTCTTACCTCTCTTATGTTGTTGTTAATGTATATATAATCACCAACCGTTAGCTGGGTAGAGAAAGATGTTCCAGATCCGGATACGTTAGTGTGCGTACCATTTGCTGTAACTGTTCCTGTCAGCGACGTTGTTATATTATTAGCATTCACCATCAACAAGTAATCCCCTACGGATACATTACTAGTTAGACTGGTAGACGTACTCAACACACTACTACTTGTGTTACCAGTGAACACTGCACTATTCGCAATGTAGGCACTAGCTTTTTGAGCTACTCTTTCTCCCCCTTGAAAAGATCCTTCGACACCTGTCAAGGTCAGAAATTCGTAAGGCTCATTTTCTAACACTATGTTAGCAGTATGAGATGTGAAGTTAGCATAGTATATTGTGAATTTCAGATCCTCATTTTGTATTGGTGTCCACACCTTATCATTGGACGATACAAACAACACCCCAGCACCAAAATCACCATTATCAACTTGATTGGTATCTACATCCGGTTGTCCAGGAACTGATGTCCATGCTAACCAGTTAGGAGAATTTCCATCAGGAATTAGAGTTATACAATAATCTTTATTATTTCTTACAAATATAGGAGTATCAAAGGTTACAGTAGTAGCTACAGATCCCACATTACTTGTTTGAGCCCCTGATGACGAGATTTGTTTTTGGGCTAATATGGCTGGAGCTGGATATCCATTATCTGTCTCTCTAATTTGAACTGTTATTCCAGACGAAGGATCTTTACTACGGAAATATAAATCCACCTTGGTCAAAAACACTCCATCAGTACCCTCATTAAAGTTAATATTGAAAGTCTGGGCTAGCGGATCAACAGTATGTACTGATACTCTAGACACTACCGCAGTATTAACAGTCCGGGTAACCTTTTCGGTAGTTTGGAACGATGATGGCGCCTTTGTTACCATCGTCAATGATTTAATTTGCTTGTTAAAGTTGTAAGCATTAAAATATACCATTGCTTTAGACACAGAAGTATCGAGGCTACTAATACTATCAACATCAGCAATCAGGACTTCCTTCTGACCAACGTTAAAAGTGTTTCCTGGAATAAATATACATCCAGCTAATCCACCTGTACTGTTGGCTACTAGATTAGCACTCTTTGATCCGGTAAATTTAAAGGTATCGTTCTTAGATAGTGATTCACTGCTGACAATACTAGCAAGATCTGCTACTTCCCCTGGTCGAGCATCAATAGTTTTCTTATCGAAGAAAACATAGTGTCTTGCTCCAGGTCTTAGACCAGTCACCACAAAATAAACTTCCTGCTCTCTCACGAAAGGATTAAAGTCAAAGTCGGTTAAAAAGTCGCCAATCTGCTGTTCTGATTGAGTGGTCTTACCGGCGGTTATAGATGACTTGCTGGTGTTTGTAATAGTCTTGGTTGTTTGTTCCTCAATGTCTACTAGTCCAGCTCCCCACGTGAATCCCCATTTTTCATTAGCGTTAACCCAATCCGATTGAGTAGTAGTGACAGTCTTTGAATCTTTTTTGAATACCACACTATCATTTATAGATTTCACCAGTCCATCTAAGGGAGCAGATAAATCAATAGTGAATTTAACAGCATCTCGTGTAGTATCATAGTAATTATCATACTCAGGAAAAAGTCTTGCTCGGCCATCATACGACCAGGCCAACCCAGCAAGATTTCGAAATCTAGTAGCTAGTGGCTGCTCCAATGCAACTGCTTGAGCGTAATTGAGAAGAGCTAGATCCCCTTTTATAGCATATCCTGATGATAGTGATGTATTTGCTTTGAGATTGATTACATTTTGATCAAGTGGTGGGCGAGCAACTGATTTAGCAGTATCAATAGTTATATTAAATTCCAAGTCATTAACATTAGCAATATCATATGAGTTTAGTGGATCCACAAAGAAACCATTCTTAAATCTTGACACCGCTGAGTTAGCTTCACTTGGAATAATTAAATCCTTTGTGTTCTTCTCGAGAGTGTTGAGAAGTGAATAGTATTCAAGACTCTGAATACGTTGCTCAATTCTCTTGATATCCTTCATGGTATATCGTTTTACCTGATCAGTAACCACAAACGTAGCGTAGTCTGGTCTCAGTGATTCAAACGCCAACTGTGGTGATAGGGATGGATAGGATGGAACCAACACCGTAGCTAACGACATCGTCTTATCGTACGGTCTGGGTGGTACTGGACTGATACCAGGTACTCCCTCAATAACATTAATGTTATTGTTCTTATCAATAACAATTCTATCTGCTCTAGGCATGTAATATTCAACATCCCCTTCAAAAATCTCGTTGGGAGTTGGAAAGTATAAGGTACCAGTTAGAGTTTCTGTAGTTACGGGATCCACTGTTGCACTAGCAACAGTTGTTGCAGCAACGTTAGCGGTTGGAGCTACTATTGGCCTAAAATCAACAATACTTCTAATATTATAAAGTCTACCAGTTTTTGGGGATCTAAATGTTGGTATATCAGAGGTTCTTATTTTGTTAGCTGGTAGAGATACTGTTGAGTCATCTATTGGATATGATGGAGCTGCTAAAAAATAACCGGCACTGTGAGTGAATAAGTCAACTGACACCAACAAACAACTGGTTGCTGATAAGGACAAAATACTGCCTGGCTTATATCTAAGATATGATAATCCATACGCATTATCAGATTGGCCAGTAACTAACTCGAAGCTACTTGCATAATTGGTTGTAGTATTTGAGTATGTATTAGAAGTTCCAACATACACTGCATTTAATTTATAGGCATCAGGGATACCTAAGCACCAAGGTCCTATTGTAGTTGTACTCAATCTATCAGTAGATAACTTTACGTAAACCTGCTTAGTAACTGTCTTTGCTTTGTACACCGTATTAACACCGGGTGACACCTTTACATTGTGAAATACTTTAACATCAGTTGTACCTGAAATGGTATTGCCGACGTAGATAGATGCAAATTTACCGGTAGCATCAATAGCAACGTTAGCAGTCTCCCTGTCAAGTCTGATAGGAATATTTTTTGGGAAAGCTAAAAACAACGTATTACCAGTTAACGACTGTGGACCAACGCTGTTCACGGTCATTGAAGTGGTGTTAGTGATAGCAGTGACTTTGAAGAACGTGTCGTTGGCTTGGAATTTAATATGATCTCCAACCTGCAACTGACCAGCAAACTCTGTGCCGGTACCTGTGACAACATTGCCGGTAGTAGCAACAGTACCAGATAGGGCTGTGGCTCCTGTAGCATTGGCAGTGGGAACAACAATAAAATCCTGCTCTTGGATACTATTCAGGGTCGATGCTGGAGTATATGGGAAATAATCATACGTCCCTGTCACTTGAATATTCACATTTCCCGAAGTTGTAAATGTATTAGCAGTAACAGTTCTGTATATAAAATCTACATTTGCAACTGACTTAACTGAGGCATACCCACTTGTAAATGATAGTGTATCATAATCCGTATCTTTTAATACAGAAACACTGTTCTCAAGAACCGTGTCGGCAACAACCCCAGTAGCTTGAATGGATCTTACATCTTTAAAAGTATTTCCAGGTGACATGACAATATCAAATAGATACAGTCTATACCTGGCAGTTGGTGACCCCGGTACACCTGAATCATATACTAAAGATCTTATCTTTGATGTGCCTATGACTGATCCTGGTGAGGATGGTCCTCCTCCAAAATTATCCGAGTTGTCTGTAGCAGCTGTATTTCTTAAATTAACTGAAGCTGCAGCGGTAAAATCAAACACTCCTAATATTTGATCCACTAGTACATAATTACCATAGTTAGTAGATATGGACTGATTTATAGAAGTGTTAGTATCAGTACCTTGCCTGATGGCAATTCTCACCGAATCATTCAACTCTACACGAGTACCATCAACATATCCTATACCAGAACTAACTACTGCATTTAGGTGAGTAGTGTTACCAGTAATATCTTCGGTGCTAATGGTAAACGGACTGACAACATAATCGCCACTCTCCTCAGACGTCCTCAAAGCAAGTTTTTTATCTACCGAGTTAAATTCAGTTTCAGTTTTTAGTTTAATTACTCTACCATTTTCAAATTCAACTAACTTAAAGAATTCTGAATTACCCGATGCAGCTTGAGTAGTTAGTACCTGTAAAGTTGGTGTAAGTTTTAATCTGTGAGCACCAGGAGCAGTGTAATTAGAATATCCCTGAGCATTATCCAGCAATGTGGAATCAAAATAGGAATTGACAATTGATTCTTGGGTATAGAATCCAACAACTACATTGTTAGGAGACGTAGTGTACTTATCCAGAATGACTGTCTGCTCTTCTACCCTGACAAAATGTCCTTTTTGGTATATTATACCATCGCCAATAGTAGCAGCTGTGCCTGTTCCCACAGGAGTAGTTGAGTTAGCTGAAAAAGTACTATCACATACAGTTATCTGTGCATAATAATTAATTGCTGTAAGGCCTGCACCAGATCCAGAAACGGTGGCACCACCTGTTGAATTTACTATGGCTACAGTTGGAGCGGTAACATATCCAGATCCAAAATTGCTAATTATAATAGATCTAATAGAGCCGTTAGAGTAAGTTACTAGATTAGCAGCTGCGCCCGACCCACCTCCTCCAGTAAAAGTTAGATATTCTGTATTGCTATATCCAGTACCAGAAACCGTTATCAGAACGTCATCTAATCTATAATCACTATTAAAAAGAGTAATTGTCTCGTTGTTTGCAAAGGTCTTCTTCTCGCTATCGCCAGTGTTAAGATACTTGATGTATAATATATTAGTTTCAGGATCTTGAGTCTCAAGACCAGTAACGTAGTTTACCACCACAGCATTTAAATTAGATGTGGTATCTGTTGCATATAACCCCATGTAATTAGGTAGCGTTACATTCTGGCCATCTACTTGTAAATCCCTAATCTTGATGTACTGATAGTTGTAGTCGTAGGTGAAATTACACCCTTTAATAACAGTACCTTGTTTGTAGATATTGTCACCAAAACGCTCAACCTGGTTCTGAAGAATAGTCTGAAGCTGAGTTAACTCTCTTGCCTGAACTGGTACAGCTGGTCTGAAAAGAACCCGATGAAAGTTCTTCTCTTCGTCAAAGTCATCATAGAATGGTGATGCGTTAAAATTAGTTTCAAGTGACATTTATTCCTCTGTTAAAATTCCAGTACGAGCTTGACCGTTTCTGTTTGGCCGCCAGTTTTTGTAATTGGTGTGAAGTTCTCAATATATATAACGTCCCCTGAACCATGTATCAGGTCTGCAGGAATAATCCCGGATACTAGGGATTTGGCTGTTGACGTACTTCCATCAATGTAATAATTTGTTGATATGTCACTTTGGTTTATAGTTCCTCGTTTATCCACTAACCGAACAACTGTATTATTAGATGAATAGAAATATCCAGTTGCATTCTCAGATTGAGTTACAAGTTCATCCTCAACAAAGTTTTGGGCTGTCTGAAGGGCAGCAACAACCTTATAAGTTTGGTCAAAGTATGTGGTAGGTTGTGTAACTGACGTACACTCAGCAACATACGATGTTGTGTTGCCATACAGCAAACTTACGGACGAGTTACCAACTACAAAAAAGCCATACGCATTTGTCAGCTTAACTACAGAATCGTTTGCTGCGTACACAGTACCACGTGCAGTAATTGTTCTTTCGGTGCTCAGCACAGCTGTAGCTATTGCCGTTTGCCCCGTCAACGAATGTCCGGTTTCTCCAGGTGAAGATCCAGCCGTTATATCAATAGCTGATCCGTTAAGAGTTGAAGAGAGTTTTACACCCGTAGAGTTTGCAGACACCACATAGTAGCTAGTATTATTTGCTAACCCCGATATGACAGTATTACCAGTGGCTACAAGATATTTCACATAATCGTTGTTTTGAAACTTATTATTGGATACTATAATAAAATCATCAGGGGTGGATGTACCACTGTATGAGTTGAACGAGTATGCTGCTGGAGCTGATACGGTGACTGATGGGATAACGTATCCGGCACCACCATTGGTTAGACTTATGGTTGATATTCTTCCCGATGAATTTGCAACAGCTACTGCGGTTGCGGAATTAGAGCTGGTACCAGTTATGGTCACCACTGCATTAGCCGTATATCCAGATCCCGGACTAGTAACCACAATACCAGCAATTGCTGCTCCCGAACCCTGAGTGACCTCCTCATCATCCGAAAAAGTACCGGTCGACCCAGTTATTGATAATACAACGTTTGCAAAAGCTGGATCTTTAATAATTCCAACACTTCTAAAATCATTCTCATCAATTACCTTATTACCTGACAACGCACTATCAAACTCAACACTAATTCCAGCATATTTACCACCAAGCTCAGCAGCGGCGTTACTACCATGTCCACCCTTGGGACTGATAATGACTTTTGCTGTTGCAGTATTTGCCGTTATAGCTGTAGCTGTAGCTACATTGACTATGCCAGTATTGCCTGTAATAGTTACTGTGGCATATGTATAATTAACTCCTCTGTTTACAATCTCAACTTTGTGTATGGTATTGCTGGAAGCATTTACAATAGCCCGAGCTTTAGCGCCAGAACCATCTCCTGTTATTGTAACTAAAGGAGTAATTTCATATGTGGATGCCGTAGTAGGAAGTCCTGATGCATCAAATTCACTATCAACGTATACTCTTCTTGCCGAACCCGCAACAGTATATCCGGTTATTAATCTTTGTTGCCCACTTCCAGCTCCACTAGTAATTTTCAATGCACTATTAACGTAAAAATTTGAGTTAGATGATGCGGTTGATTCAATAGCATACACTAGTGGATTACCACCTACTCTTACTTCTTGAAACGATCCATTAGTGTAGGATGCGTAAGAACTTCCTGGTGAAACTACTTGAATATTATCTATAGATCCACTAGCCGAGTTACCTACCACATTAGCATTAACAAAAACTGGTAGATGACTTTGAGTTGCAAATTTACTATACTGGGTTGGGGTAACCGAGTACATATACTTCCACTGGTACCCATCAGAGGTGAAGTAGAAATCATCATCCGCTTCTGTAGCAGTGGATAGTGGTTGGTCGGTAGAAGCAATTCCTCCCGCATTATCTAGACACTTAAACACACCGTAGCTTGACCCCTCATCAGACATCACATAGAAAGCTGACTCAAAGAGAGAGTTGCTATCGTGAGAATATTTTGTATAGATTGACCCACTCTCCCAATCATGTCTTGGACACATAGCAACTACATCGTTAGCAGTTATTCTCTTACCATATATCATATTATCGTGTGCATCCATGCTAGTGGTCTGCACATTATCATACAACACTGGGGGAGTTGAGTCGCTGGTAAACGGTCGAGGATTGCCTACAAAAAAATAGTATATGTTGAACCCAGGTTCTGTAAATGACTCGATAAAGTTCTCAACGTTAAACAGTTTAAGGTTGTTTGTTATAAGTTTGCTCATATGATTATGTCTAAGGTTGCAGATGTTACTGTGACGGTTGCGGTTGACACTTTAATAATATTGCCAAAAAGCTTTGTTCCAGCTACGTGACAAAGTTGTTTGAGTGTTTCTCCGTACACTTCTAGAGGAATACTTGTTTTCACTTGATATGAATACGATTGATAAAAATCCCCATCGTGAATGTATTTATCATCGTTCAAGAATCCTCTTGTTGATTTAAAATACCCTTCACCAACTCCCTGATTGATTAAATTGGCATACCCAGTAGCAATATACTCACTAGATGGTTTTGATATTGTTATAGTCTCCCCATTCTCATAAGCATATCCAGAATCTATCACTGCCATGGATATGATTGATCCATTAACACTGCTAGTATCAGCATATACAACTGCATTATTACCCATTGACTGGGTACTTTCAATTTGTGTCACACCAGTCACGTTTGCCGTTGCACCGGATGTTGTTCCTGAGATTACTACATTAGCAGTAAATGACTGATTAAATGTCTTACGTTTGAGATTAATGAAATCCAAACCTGTATTGATAACACTTCCTCTTGAGATTGCAAGCTGAGTATTAGATACTGCCGTGTTTACAATGAACCGGGTACCGCTAGACATTCCAACAACCACGTTGGACACCAGCGAATAAGCGTTAGATGAAATTGCAACACCGTTAGATGTAAGACTCATTCTGGTATTATTAGATATAGAGTCCACTTTAAATACTAAAGTATTACTTGAAAACTTAATGAAATCCCCACTTGCTAGTTCGGAAGTGAACAGAGTACCAGCTCCATTGACTTGGGGACTTGTAGAGTTACATGATACTGTGCCAGATAACGCAGATCCTATAGCCGAGTTGACAAACCCATTTTCTGTTTTTATTAGTAATAAACTACTGTTTGAAGTAATAACCTCTCCGTAAGCATTTGAAGTTGAGTTTATTACTTGGGTAGCAGTCTCACCAACAACTAAACTACTAACAGAACCATATACACTTAGGGTGTATGAATTGGATGAGAGAGATTGCACAATCTCTTCCCCCTCAATAAAAACTCCAACCTGATTAGAGGTTTCCACGTGCAGATCTTTTCTTCCAAAGCTAGCAATTGGAGCATCTCGCACTTGAACAATTGGATCTATATTGTAGCTGGATCCGGGATTGACATTTGCTAATGACGCAATTGTACCAATTTCATAGCTATCTCTAGTGAGCGCTAGATTCAGGATAGTGCTTACGTTACCAGTTAGTAGTTTTGGAAATCCGTATTTCAAAACGGATAATGGAATTGATAGATAGGCTCCATTAGTAACAGCATACTGATTAGCAACACGTAGTATACCATTTGTTGTAAGATTTAATATAGTGTTATTGCTTATAGTATTAACTTGGAAAACTTGAGTGTTACCAAGGAATTTAATATGTGCACCAGGATACAACTCAGTAGTAAATAATGTGCTAACTCCGTTCACTTGCGGGCTAGTAGTATTGGCTGATATTGTTCCTGTCAGTGTAACAGTAGCAATAGAGTTGTTACCACCAACCCTATCAGTATTGAGGTAAACCGTTTCTTCATCAGTCAAACTACCAATACTAAAAGCTGCGCCAGTACCGGTACTTACAAATGAGACATTGGCATACACATTAGAAGTTTCACCGTATATGAAGTTGTGGCCATTAGGAGTGAACTCATTAACAACATTGCTAAATCCAATAGCACCACCATTAGCCCCGACAACAACTCCGTAAGCTGTCTTGTTAGTGTATCCGCTGATAAGAGCAGCGGACCCTGCAATTCGATCAGCATCTGCAAAACTACCTGTATCAACTGTAACTAATAGACTACCATTGGCCACAACCACTGTATTGGCGTCCACATTTGGACCTGATGATGTGAGTGTCAAATGTGTGCCATTGGTTATTGATAAAACTTGAAAGGAGGCAGTACACGCTTGAAACTTGATATAATCGTTATTGGCTAGTTGATTGAGAAAACTGGTATTGGACCCAACAACAACTGCTGATGATGAATTTGCTGTAGCAGTACCAGTAATTGGAGTCTGAGTCTTACCAACAATATTTCCTGTAGCAACATTAGCTGTTGAATTGGCGCCAGTTATCAACTGTCCATACGAAAATTCAGTGTTAGAAGAATCAAAGGCTATGTTAGCAAGTGGTTGATAAACATACTCGTCAATTAAGAAGTCTGTGATCAGAGGATTTGCGGATGTTATATTGCGTACTAAAACCGTTTTCTCCGAGACAATAGGCTGCGTCAAAAGTCTGTATCCAGTACCACCGTTGGCTAGAGTAAAGAATACCTTTCCAGTAGATTGCGCAGTATTACTGATTAGTCCCTTAGCATTCTTACCTCTTGCATCAGAACTAATATCAACCACATCCCCAACTTCAAACCCCCTGCTAGAATCTATAATGGTTACGTTGGTCAGTGAACCAATAATTCGTGGACATTGCGCAAGACTACCATCATTAGTTATAATTTCGTCAAGCTGAAAATTACCACTCACGTTGGAAAGATATACTACGTCAAAATACTTTCCGTTTAAAGATTTTCTATTGACTCCTTCAACAAAAGCGGTTGCTCCCGAAGCCGATCCAACTATTTGCTTACCCACAAAAGAGCTAGTCTTTGAAGATATAGCTACCTCAAGATACACAGGAACATACCACTCCCCGTCAGATGCCTTTAAAACATCTTCTGACGGGCGATACACGTCCACATCAGATACGTTGTACAGATTGTTTAAGAATAGTTTTAACCCTCTTTCTGACCCCTTTGATGTGTATAGATCGCTGGCATGCTTTACTTCAAACCTGGTTTGGGCCAGGTTGATAACAGATCCATTTAAATATTTGGTTTTGTAGTATTCAAGAAACTCTTCTATTGTGGTGTCAATATCGCCGTAATTTAGCAAGTTTCTGGTGAAGTGACCTACATTGTTGGTCTGCAGTGTCCAGTCATAGTATTCTGCCACAAAGTCTATGAAGTTGTTCCCCTGCTCCCTGTAAAATTCCGGGAACTGGTTTTTAACAAATAATGTGATATTGTCTTCTATTTTTTTCATTTAGTACTTGCTACCATATTGACTGATACATCAAAAGGGTTAATAACCAGTATCTTATCTAGATCAACACTATAATCTTGCTTAATAGGTTTAATTATAAACTTAATACCACTTCCGTCATAACTGGATACCTTGAGGTTGGATATAACAACTGATCCAGTAGTGTAATCTATAGTCCCAACTTTTTTAAGTTCAATATGCTCAGTAGTAGTCACTTTTACTACTCTGATATTACCATTACCATCATCCTCTAGTTGGCAGGATAAACCATCCGAAATAAAGGAAGTGGAGTAAACGCCTCTATCAGATGCTATAGGGTGAGATATTGATGTTGGGGTGGTATTCAGCACCTCGGTGTTGAAGCTAAATTCAAAACTAGTATTTGATCCTATGGAAGGTACAAGTTTAAAGTACGGGCGAATAACTGTATCGTTATTCAGTATGGAAGGATCACTATCGTCAATCTCTTTGAGGAACTTGCTGAACTTAATCTCACTGTTAAAGTCATTCAAATAGGTATCATTATAGGTATTGATTGCTACACGAACTTTGGTCTTGATCTCGTCCTCTGATAAATTGGTAGAGTTGTAGTTATATACTACAGAGCTATCTACAAGTAGGTACACGAAGATTGGGTTCACTATTTCTACAGAGAATCCTAGTGGAGTTTTATCACTCAGATACCTCTTGTATATTTGCTTTTTAATATCTGGAACTCCATCAGTATCGCTTGTATCTAATGCAATTATAACTCTACCATACTGTGGAGGGTCGACCTTCTCCCCTCCATACACTGACATAGCTACAATTTCTGGAAACTCTCTAAGCAGTAAAGTTTTATAGTCGTTTTCCGTTATGGCACGTTCTTGAGTTTGAAAGCTCCTTGGAGCGTTAAACTTTATGGATGCGTCAGTTTCTGATACCGCACCCGATATGGCTCCAGTGTTTATATTGACTGCCACATTCGAATGACCATCAATAGCGCTGTTGTTCACAAAAGTGTCAGCTCCATTAGGCAACTCTCCGTTACAGCTTCTGTACGTAACATCTACAACTGCTCCATTACGTACATCTCTACCATACACATCGTTTCCAAAAACCAGCTCGTATTGATTGTTTTCTGCGGGCTGCATAAAGAATATTTGGCTGTTTGAGGTAGCACCAAACAAAGAGTAGGCTTGCATATAACTGTACACGTTAGCGCCGCTATTTTCAGTAACCACCACTTCAATACTGGTGGTATCAATATTAGGATTTGTCAACACAAATCTTTGGTTGTCAATGATAGTATTTTTTACGAAAGTGTCAGTAACATAGCTACCTTCATAAATTGTTACGTTATTTGCATGGAACACCCCGTTGTTACTAGTAGTAACTGCAATTGCTCCATCCGTTACAAAATTAAAGTTGTTAGCTCCAATCCGGGCAGTAAAACTAGTTTTTGATGGGATTATTACAGTGCTTGTAGAAGTAGATGGTGTTATAGTAATGTTGACATTAGCAAAGGCCGATCTGAACGATCGAGGCATATAATTTAATTCTTTAGCATGAGATACTATACTGTCCCTAAGTTGAGCTGTGTCTAAGAACATCTCACTAGCTACCATATTGAGGTAGAAGGAATTCAGGTATGTGTTGTACGATAAAACATCTAGCAACACATTTAGATTAGATCCCTCAAAATCATAGTCTCGGAACTTTGTCTGAGAACTTAGATATGTTTTGAGTGATTCTTTAAACGCGTTAAAATCCAGATCTACCAGATTAATTGAAGAATTTGCCATTTTATCTTAGCTTTGTAAGGAGGAAACTAATAGAGAGAGTTTCTGGATTATTTATTGTGGTGAAAAATATAAAGAGCTCAACAGAGTGAGCATCCTGAGATTCATTAACTGTTATATTAATGGTTTTTATTCGGGGTTCAAAATTCTCCACAGCAGTACGAATTTCAGTTTGAAGGGTATCAGAGGTAAATTGAGAAAAGTTTTCAAAAAGTAGACCTTGAACATTGCACCCAAACTCAGGAAAAAAAGGACGTTCTCCTTTTCTGGTGAAGATGATATTCTTTAGTGAGGATATAATGGCATCCTCGTCAGTTAACCGAGCCAGATCCCCAGAACCATAATTCCGATTAAAATTTAAATAGAAATCACTATACCGCTCCGAGCGAAGCTGGGTAGCTGTAAATTTATCTGCATAAGATACACTTGCCATTTAATCCCCTACAAAAACATTACCTGACCCACCAACAGCAGATGGACTGCAATGAGCTCCACCTGGATCTGGACACAGTGCGTCAGGGGCGGCTGAGTCGTTATTATTACAAACAGCAATTCCACCAATATACACAGCATTGGTTGCAGCTGATAATGCCCCTCCACCGTGGGAGTTTGGATCCCCATTTACTGACCACAAGAGACCATTTACAAACACGCTTTTACCTTGAGCGGATACCGTAGCAGCACCGCACGACCTGGAGTCAGTATCTCTATGAACTGATGGCATTATGGATTAAAATCTATTCTAGGAGCTTTGAACAACATATTTCCTTTTGATTCCACAGTGTATGTACCATCAACCATCATATTAACATTGCCTATTACTCTTACATCCATGTTTCCACCAATGTACACTTGATTATCCTTCACAGTAATATCGCATCGTTTATCGACGGTCTTAATAACTGTGCGCCCATCCTTGTCTATCTCAACATACGTGCCAGAGCGATGCATTATATGAATTCGCTCGTTAGCAGTAGTATCATCAATCTCAATCAGGTGACCTGATTCTGTTCTGATACTTTTATTATATGGATATTTAGCTCCATACGGAGAAGGAGGTTCACCAATAAATGGTGCATTTGCTTTAACCTCTTTGCCTCTCTTAAACGACTCCACAGGGTTTTGTTCGTATCCAGCTTTGGGGATCTCATTATCTTCTGCTTCCCCTACAAGCGCAGCTAACGATCCTAATACTACAGGAATTTGACACTCATTACCATCCACAAAAAAGCCAAATACTGTAGAACCAACCATTGTTCCTAGTGGTGTAATGCCTACCCCGTCTTTGCCAAGATCGTTACCATAATCTTTTATGATTCCTGCGCTGAATATAGAATTTACACAACTTGCCCATGGCAGGTGCTCGGTAGGAACTTTTACTTTATCTGGTTCACCACTGGTGCTGAATGGATGCACGTTGTATATTCTTACACGGAGTCTACCCATTTTCTTAGGATCATCTCTATCCTCGACCACGCCCACAAACCATCGAAATCCCTCTTCGCCAATTACCCCTGTAGTCATTTCTCAAACACTCCTTTTCCATATCTCAACAATTCTAAGTGTGTATCATACTTGGCGGTGTCAGCGTTTTTAATACTGTGCCTTACCGATGCTACCATATAACTACCACTATCGACTTCGTTATCATTCTTTTTAGATCCAATAGCAGCGTACCTTGGAACCTCTAAATTCACTATTGATCCGGCTCCAATTTTAGTATTACCTGGAACATCAATATACACTCTTCTTTGGGTAAAAATACTGGAGTAACACAACCTCTCTGCAAGGGTATCGTATATGAAATTATCAGCCTTATTATTCGAATCTTTATACAAAGCAAAGGGAAGCATATAAGCCTTGTTCTGATACTTTGAGTAGTCGTTAAACAACGTGGGTGTAATATCAGGGTTTTTTCCTGCTGCAAAGTCATTAAACAATCCAGCACCAGGTGTATTTTGAAATAATCTAGACTTATACTTCTTAGTAGTGAAGTCAAACTGAGTTATTGTGGATTGCAGCCCCCCTCGTTTGAAATAGTTGCTTACATTGAATGGGGTTGATACCGTGAGGTTAGTAAACAATCTATACGCTTCAAGATCTGTAATAGTACCTTGGTTACCTTTTACGTTCCTTGATATACTCTCTTGCTGAAAGAACCTCTCGGAACTGCTAGCATTACGTTCTGCTAGTCCCTCTACAGTAGCAAACATATATTGTCCTTTTGTTTCAAAGAACAAGAAGGACGACGACTTGTACTTTGAGGATACAGACCTTTGACGTACATAGTCAATGGCCTGAAACGGACTCAAGTAAGGTATAACCAACACAGGAGGATCTTTGGTATCCTCTACAAATATTGGTTTACTGGTACCAAGAACCCCTTGAAGGATATCAGTAACAATTGCCTTGGTTCCAGCTGCATAGCTTTTTGACATTGTGCTAGCACTATCTATCAACAACTCTTTGCTTGATAATCGAAGGTTAAAAGATTTTGATCTTAACGTGCTGTTAGGTAGAACAGAAGTACACTCAACAACCCTCAATGAGTGTTTGAGAGAGGTATCATTACCGTATCCTAATATATCTATCTCGAAATCCTCATTTCCAGATATGTTGAGGTGCTCTAGAAGGTTAGCCCCATCAATGAATGATACATCAGCCGTAATATATGGTGTGAATATACTTTCGTGAATGTCAATGGTGTCAATAAATTCTAGCAATCTGAACTCGTTATGGTCCTGATCAACCCGCACAGATTTGTCGTGGTTTGTAATTGATATATTTTTTATTTCACACTGACTTGGTCTTAGTTTCATGACGATAGTAGTTGTTTAAATTCTTTTTCTATGGACTGCGCGTATGCTGCATCAATGAGTTTAATATTTTTTCTTTCTTCGTTTATTTCGTTTTCATAATCATAGTATGACACAGCTGAGAAATAGTTTTGTATATCAGTACCTATACTGGTTGAAATGGTGTTGATAGCTGACACCACGGCATTAGACCCGCTAGAAGATCCTTTTATGTTGAGGGATGTTGACCAGTTTCCAATAACCCTGCTAATAACAGCTGTTGACGAGTTTGAAAATCCAAGTGTAGCACTGGCTACTGTAAGTCCTCCACTCTGTTGAAAAACATATTCATCCTGAGTAAAGGATGTGTTCCCTACAATAGATATACTGAGATTTTTTACTTGATTGGTTTCAAAGGTGACATCTTCTTTTTTCCGATCGTAGTTGTATGGGGTGCCACTCAAGTTTAAAACTGGGCTCCAAAACCTCTTTTGTTTTTCTGAAAGCATTGTATATGCTCCTGCAGGAATTAAGGAGTCATCTTCGCGGTAGTTAGATCTAAAGAACTTTATCTTCTTCTGAGAATCAGCAACCGACCCGTACTTATCCACAATATATGATCTAAAGGTGTTGGAGTCCAAGTACCAATCAAAATACGGGTCTAGTGCATTATTGCTGTAGTACACTAACCAGTCATACCCAGGATCACCATAATACAAGTAGGCTATGGTATCGGGACGGTCTCCCTCTTGAATTGTATAGGGATGAAACACCTCGTAATTAGCTTGTAAATTTTTACGAAATGCTATCTTGGAAAGCAGATTAACCGATACGGTATTTGAAGATGTATTTCCGTATAGTACTAACGGATAGTGCTTAAAATAATTATCCATGTGTATTACCCAAACGGGGTTCCTTTGGCAACGCCTCTTGTTTCGTTATTAGCAACTACTCCTTGAGTACCGGTCATTGAGGTTGGTGGAGTGTAGTTTCTGTCCTTGACTCCAAACGAATTGTATTCGCTAGCGTAATAATCATCTGCAAGCCACACTTCAATTTCTTCGAATGTCAGCGACATAGTAATAGCAGCAGGAACTTTAGCGTCTTCAGAGGAAGAGGATAAGAATGTAGCTCCGTTAGGAGTATAGTTTACATTCATGTTAGTCAGTACACATCGCTTGAATTGTCTCATATATGCGTCAGGAACCATCTTTATTTCAAATATTGCAGGAGCTTTTAGGATAGATTTATTTTCAGCCATCATCTCTGGTAGCATCTCTCTTCTAAAATATCCAATAATTTTACGTATAGTTTTAGACTCTTCCAACGATTCTGGATAAAAAGTCCAGTCAAAAGAAAAGGGAGGTTTGAAACCTGTTCCCTGGAAGATCATTACAGGAAAAGGGTTTGTGGTCACTTGCATTGAGCTTTTTGCAGCGGCCGCTAGTGGACCACCTACTCCAGACACTAGATACGTCAATGCTCCAGCCAGAGCATTTTTACCAGCACCCATTGGATCATTCTTGATAGTGTTAACGAGGTTAGTGGCTCCCTTGCCAGCTAAATTTCCAAGATTCTGGCTTAAAGCATTCTGAATACTGACAGTACCTCCTTCTTGCATCATGGAGTTCATTCCCTCTTTTGCAGCGTTACCAAAGAAGAATAGATTTTCTTTTTCGTAGGATGCTCCAAAACTATCTGATATATTACCAGGTAGAGGAAGATACACTGATTGTTCATAACTAAACTGTCTTTTGACCTCAGTAGCTCTATCTTGAGAGAATTTAAATGCGTTCAAAGATATATAATAATCAGTAGACAAATCACTTGGAAAAATAAATGGAGACTTGTTTCCCAGTAGGGTACTAGATCTTTTTTCATCAATCTCTTTTTCCGGCAAAGTTGTGCTGGACGTAGATGGGCTACCACTGGTTGCTGGAGATCCTTTTTTCTGACTGAGATGATTGGATAACCTTTCATCATTGGTACCCCCAGAACTATTTACGGTATACCCTTGGAGTCCTGAGCTAGACTGTCCAGTAGATGGTGGAACATTCATTAAAATATCCTATGAGTTATAGCGGAACCTTTAAACCAAAAAATCCCTCGAAGTATAGAGGAAATCCAACTAATATTATTTATCGCTCTCTATGGGAGTGTAAATTTATGAGCTACTTGGATTCCCATCCCCAAATCCTTGAATGGGCCAGTGAAGAGTTTTCTATTCCATATTTATCACCCATTGACAACCGGGTACATAGATATTTTCCAGATTTCTGGTTAAAAAAGAAATCAGCTGATGGACTAGTTGAGGTGGTTGTTGTAGAAATAAAGCCTAAAAAACAAACTCAGCCACCAAAAACTAAAACCAAAGCAACTCGAACTTATATTAACGAGGTTAAAACTTGGGGGATAAATAGTGCAAAGTGGAAGTTTGCTACTAAATTTTGTGAGGACCGCAAATGGAAATTCCAGATACTAACAGAATACGATTTAGGTATTAAATAATGGCTCAAACCTATCAACAAATGCTCAACCAAGCCATATCAAAAGGAATGGTAGTAGACGCACAGTCCTGGTTTGATACATCGTACCAGTCGCTATCATCCAAAACTCCATCCAGTGTAATAAACAAGGGAGATGATAGGCTAACAAAAAATCTGGTAATTGGTAAAATGTATTTGTTCAATTATGATCCAAAGTACAAAGACACTTTGCCTATGTATGACAGGTATCCTCTTATATTTCCGTTTGAACGGGTAGAGGGCGGCTTCATGGGGTTGAACTTCCATTACCTGCCTTATGGTGCCAGAGCAGCGTTGTTAGATAACCTGATGTCGCTATCCACAAGTAAAACCTTTACAGACAGCATGCGTATTAACCTGAATTACCGGTTACTGAAAGGAACCTCTAAGTTTTCAGGGTTCAAGGACGGTGTGAAAAAGTACCTAAATAGTCATGTTAGATCTAGGTTCTTCTATGTTAAACCCGAAGAATGGTCTAAGGCTATTCTACTCCCTCTAGATCAGTTTGTATATAAGAACAAATGATAGACATAAATCAATTCAAATCGGCTGTACATAAACACGACCTAGAGAGACCTAATCTCTATGCTGTTAAGATTGGACTCCCAAGAACTGCTCCCGGAGGAGAAGGGGGGTTGTTGGAAGCATTTGACGAGTCCGAAAAAGGTAGGATATTAACCTTATTCTGCAAAACAGCTACACTACCAGGAATAGCCCTCGGGACAGTCGATACTAAAAGATATAGCGTAGGACCTACCCATAAGATGCCAGTAGGAGTTGGGTTTACTGATGTTAGCATGACTTTTCTATGCGATGCAAGTGGAGTAACGTATAATGTATTCTATCAATGGTTGAATACGATAATGCCATTCTCTGATGGTACTCAGGCACCTGGTAACGGTAGAAGCTTTCAGCTAGAGTTTAAGAAGAACTATGAGAGCGATATAACTATTGAGATGTACCGAGGAGTACAGGGTAAGTTTGCGGGGGCTGGTCTGGTACAAGCAGCTGCTAGTGTGATATCAGCAGCAGCTGGGGTACCTTTTGTTGGGGCGTTGTTGGGTGGTAGAAATTTACCTCAACACACTCTAGAGAAGTCCCGCGAAGTAACTATGTACAAAGCATATCCGACAAGCATTAGTGATATGAGTGTGTCAAGCACAGACTCTGATCAAATTGCGGAGTTTACAGTCGGGTTTACCTTTTATAATTGGTCGATGAAGAGATATCCAGTAGCATCAGGTGGAAGTGAAGCTCCAGCTGCAGGAGATCTCCTTGCGGCCGGTCGCGCAGCTGTATCAGATATTACAAACAAAATACGAGGATTTACAATTTAACTATTAGGAGTTATTATGGCTTTACCAAAATTGATGCACCCAACTTTTGAATTGACAGTACCATCGACAAAACAAAAATGTAAATTCAGACCCTTTGTGGTCAAAGAAGAAAAGCTTCTGCTGATGGCTAAGCAGAGCACAGAACAGAGTGACATAGTAAATGTTCTTAAACAAATAATTACCAACTGTGATGTTGGTTCGCAGCTGGATGTAGACTCATTAGCATCGTTTGATGTGGAGTATTTGTTTCTCAAATTAAGAGCTAAATCAGTAAATAATTTAATTGATTTGTCATACACTGACTATGAGGACGAAGAGCGGTATGACTTTAAAGTTAATGTAGATGAAATTGAAATAACGTACGATCCGACTCATACTAATATTGTCAAACTATCTGATCAGACTGGTATTGTTATGAAGTACCCAAGTATGAATCTAATGAGTGATATGCTTGGAGGCGAACCTGTGGTTGATATTTTGTTTACTATGATCAAGGGATGCATGCAGGAGTATTATGATGGTGATAAGATTACGAACTTTAAAGATTGTAAGCCTGAAGAGGTGGATGAGTTTGTAGATAACTTACCAACATCAGTCATTAAGGACTTTGAGTTGTTCTTTGATACCATGCCTAAGATGTATCATAAACTTGAGTATAAGAACAAAAAGGGAACAGATAGGGTTATTGAGCTGAAGACGCTTGAAGATTTTTTTACGTTTCGCTGAGCCATAACTCATTAGAGAACTACTACCAAGTAGTTTTTATACTGGCTCAGCACCACAACTATTCAATCACAGAAGTAGAGAATATGATTGTTTTTGAGAGGGATCTATATTTGCAATTGTTATCCGATCATATTAAAAAGCAAGAGGAATCCATAAAGAATGCCCGAAGCTAACCAAGATAAGAGATCCTACATGGAACAACTCCGTGAGATGAGAACCTCACGGATGCAACAGCTACGTCAAAGTAATCAGCAAGCAACACTTTTAAACAGACAGACAGCTGTAATGTCTAATGTTTATAATATACTTGGAAGGCAGTTAGCTGTATCCAATAGACTTGATAGTAACCAAAAGATAACAATTAGACAGACGGCGGCTACTAACACCAGTCTCAATAACCTCTCAAAATCTATGGCTAAGTCTATTGGTAGTTTGAGCATGTCTATTGGAAGAGGAGCTGCTGGAGCTGTTGGGTCGGCTGGTAGAGGAGTGTCTGCAGTTGGTGGGGCAGCTGTTGGTGGGGTGTCTGCAATATCATCGGGTATTTTGACCGGGTTGGCTAAAGTATTGCCAACAGCAATAATTGGGTATCTTGGAAAAACTATGTTGTGGGATAATATGGAGGATGCCACCAAGGGCAAACTTCAGACTGCCTTCAGTGGGTTGATGGAAAAGATGATGATTGGTGTCAAAGGCACTGATATTGGTAAGCAGATTGATCCCCTCACTGAAAAGCTTGGAGATCATTTAGAAGTGCTGGGAGAGAGCTTTGATAAGCTGTCAACCAAGATTAGTAAGATGGTGCAATCAATTAGTAAAGTAGTTCCACCAATGCCATCTATGAATGAGGTGAAAGAAAAAGCCACAGATATAAAGAACACCGTTGAAAAAAGAATTGAAGCAGCTAAGCCTGACATCAAAAGAGCGGCTGTTATGACCAGAATAACTGGAGAACAATTACAGAGTGCTGGTAATACTATCATGCAAGGGGTTGAGATAGGCAGGGATATATCACGACAAATACCAGAGGGTCCTGCAGGAATAACAGAGACTGCTATAGTAGGTACTGGTGTCGTAGCCGCGGCCGCAGGTGCAAGAAAACTTTATAAACCTAAGGCAGGATCACCAGCAGCACCACCAGCACCAGCACCAGCACCAGCACCAGCAGCAAAGGCCGCGGCTCCCCCAGCAGCAACAAGTACTAAGTCCTCTAGACTTGATCTGATGAGAAAAGTCAGCGGAGGAGTATTATCAGCTGAAAGCAAAGCTGCGCAGGAGACTTTAAAGAAGGCAGGTATCCCTCTCACTAAACAAGGAGTTGCTATTGCCAGGACTGTTAATAAATTAGTCAAGGGGTCTTTTAAGGGCGCAGCAACTTTACTTGATGCTGTGATGAAGTACAAGTTAACTAAGTTTGGTGGAGTACTGGGCCTTTTACTTGAAGGTGGTCAACTTGCATATCTGAGCGTTGAGATAGATGCCATGAAGGAGTTAGGTGAGCTTAATGATGAAGAAGCAGCTGCTCTGTGGCAATATTCCATAAAAATGGCTGGAGCATCAGTTGCTGGAGGACTAGTTGTTGGTACTCTTGGTGCTGCTGCTGGGGGAGGTTGGTTTTCTGTTCCTCTTGCCATTGCTGGCGGTATTGCAGGATCAACCCTTGCTCAGAAAGCAGTTGAGATGACTTCAACTCTTCCTAGTAGTTTAACTACTGAGATCACTCAGGTAGAAGCTGATAAACCTTCGGCAATGTCAGTTACGTCTCCAGGTAAGATTACTAATAAGAGGCAAGAGAAGGGTAAGAAACAAGCAGCTAGCAGTGCATCTTCTGTTAAACCTACGGGAGCTGGTACATCAAGTGGCGCCGGTGCTACAGGTAGTACTGATAAAGCAATGAAGTACTTCATGTCCAAGGGATGGACTAGAGAGCAGGCTGCTGGCATTGTTGGTAATTTACAGCATGAATCAAACATGAAGACCAACATAGAGGGTGATAAAAATAACAAGAAAGGATCTGCATGGGGAATTGCTCAGTGGCGTACAGAACGGTTAGCCAAGTTTAAGGAAATGTATGGTAAAGATGTTAAGGATGCCTCATTTGAAGAGCAGCTAGATTTTGTTCAATGGGAATTGACCCACGATGAGAGATCTGCAGGAGGATTACTACAGCAGGCAACAACAGCCGATCAAGCGGCACTTGTGGTCGACTGGTACTATGAGCGATCTGATCGCAAGGCTACAACAAAGAGACAGGCCAATGCATTAGCCCTGATGGGTATTACTGCAGGAGCTGATACTCAGATGGCGACAAATGCAGTAACTACAAAACCACAGGCATCTGCAACAGATACAGCTAACAATAGTCGGCCAAGCAAACCATACCCAGATACGGCCATGGTTGCAGCTAATGGTAGTCAGTCAAGCAATATATCCTCAGAGGATACCTCACCTGCTGACAACACCATGAGTTTTGCTGATCGGGTGGCTGCCAAGAGTAAAGCTCGTCAAGAAAGAAAAGATATTGAGTCTTCTTTTGACACTACAGCAGAGATGAAAAAGCCTGCCGCTGTCGAAGATAAAAAGATTGGTCTTGGAACAAGTTTGATGGGGTTTCTACATACCAGTCAAAGCGATATCACAGCTCAGATACTAGAAGGTCTTAATGAAATACAGCAGTTTGATATCCAAAAGAATGTGTCTACTCCTATGGTTATTAACAACAAAGGTGGGGACACTATAGTAAGTAGTTCCAGTGGGGGAGGTGGGGGTGGGGCTTCCTCAAGCTTCGCTCCCATAGGTATGTCGGCTGGATATGACTCTCGGTTCAAATCTCTTGCAGGAGTAGGATAATAAAAAAAGGGGCCTAGGCCCCTTTAATTTAGTCGTCGTTGATTAGCGACTTGAATGCTGCAATATCGTCATCATCCTCGTCTGCATCCCAAGGCGCTTTAGCCTGTGGTTTAGCAGCCACACTAGCTACCTTAGCAGGCTTGGCTACCTGCTCAAACGTCTCACCATCATCAATCGTACGATCAGCAATGTTCTGTGATTGACGCGGAGCTCCACCATCCAAAGCCAGCACACGATAGAGCTTCTGCTTCAACTCATCATAGCTCTTGAAGTGCTTGTCATCCAAGAATTCTTTGAGTGAATTCTCTTGCTTCCAGATACTTTCAAGTTCACTGTCGTCATCCAACAGCGGGGCTGGAGCATCAAACTCAGACTTATCGTAGTTACGATATCCTTCCACATTACGAATCTTCAGCTTGAAGTTGGCACCAGCCCAAAAGTCAAAAGGATTGACTGGCTTCTCATCTTCAAACTCAGGGTTCATTGATGCGTTCAGAATATCAAAGATTTTCTTGCCATACTTAAACAAGAACACCTTACCTTCGTTCTGAGGATTAGCTTTATCGCTAACAACATAGATGTTGCTGATAAAGTTGAGCTTACGCTTCTGTGCGCGTACTTGAGCTTTGTTTGCTTCAATACCGGTGGCCCACAGTTGACTATTATACTCTGATACGGGATCAGCTTTGCCAACAGTAGTGAGAGAGTTCTCAATATACCATTGACCACCAGGACCTTTGAAGCCATGGTTAAAGATACGTACGAATGGGACATCTTCTCCATCTGGAGCAGGGAGGAAGCGAATAACAGCATATCCGTTACCTGACTTATCAACAGCAGGCTGCCAGAAGCGTGTGTCTGGCTCGCGGGGATTGCCCTCCGGATTTGCTAACTTGGATACTTGTTGGGTGATCTTATCGAGACTTGTCTTAGTAGACATTTTGAGATTTGCAAAACTTGACATCGTATTTTCCTTTATGTGTAAACGTATGATAGTATATTAGTTTGTCCACCTAACCAATAATAAAGATAGTATACCCTGTGTAGCTAATTAAGGCAACAGTTAAACTGCCAACTTTCGTTCCACAAGTATACTGCGGTATTTATCTTCCTCGTACTGAAGAAATGGAGTTAACTTCTCCAATTTTACCTTTTCCTGCCGCCACACAGGATCCGACAACTTTGAATCCCAATACTTGAACATGAACCCTTTTTGGATCTTGTTCACAATGATAATGGTCTCTGCACAGATATCTTTGGATAGATATCGTTTAAACAACTTTGGATGTTGACCATCTACTACGGACATCTCCTTTACTTCCTCTACCTTGTCAATATCGTTTTTGAACGTGTATGACAGGGATTGCTTACGTTTCAGCCACTCGGTGTATTGCTTCTCTGCTGCCTGCTCGTTGACAAGGTCTCCGACCCATTTGTCTCCTCCGCAGAGGTTAGCTACTAGGAACCCTTCAATATCTTTATGTTTTGATAACTTAGTAAAAAAGTATCTATCAGACCTCTTCTCAAACGATGCATAGCTTGCTCTGACCTTGCCGTTGTATTTAAAGTAGTCGTACGTATCTGATTGGAAGTGCCTTTTCAGAGCACAGTACATCTTATACGCTTCGTAGTCTGTCATATAGGTAGTTTCTGGGTTTTAGGTAGATAGTTGAGATGCTCTGCTTCATCCTGAATAGATGCTTTGAGTTTGGAATTATTTTTAATAAGAGATGCCGCAGTTTCAATATCTACCCCATTCTTCTCACAAAAATATACTACCGCATCAATATACTCCATTTTCTTTTCTAAGACAAGTGTTTCAATCTCTTTCGAGAATTCAACTATACTACTAAAATTAAGGTCTGTGATCATGCTTTTTTTTCCTAGAGTAAAAAATGTGCTGCCCGATCTTTATATTTCTATGTAGCTTCCAACGGGGATTAATATACGCAGCATGAAAGAACAAAGATCCCTTAGTTGGGTCGTATCTCTTACTGGTGTTATGATGCTCGGCTATTTCTCTAGCCATATTTTTAATGTGCTGATATTGGTCTTGGTTGTTAATGGCAGGACCCCTGCCCTTCTGGCAGACCCAGGAGAACTGGCATACACTACCCTCTCGCTGATACACAACACCGCAAATAGTTTTAGGAAAGGCTGCATCCGCAACTCTATTCATAGTTACAAACCCAACAGCCTTGATACCCATATCGGGTTCGTTCTTGGCTTCGAAGTACATATTCTTGGCAAGGCACTCTAGCTGCTTTTCCGATATACGGGCCACCGTATGAGGCGTTTCCGCAGAGACATTGTCTTCTACGTTATTGCAGGCGAATGCGAGTGAGCACAGACCAAGAAGTGTAGTAAGCACTAGCTTTTTCATGTTGACTACCTCTTTGTTTATTTTATTATTTTGATACGTAGGAATACAACTTTCAGTATACTGAATATTGATGGTCACAATGTCATCCTTATCAAGTGCTGCCAATTGCGAACTGGGCCGTAGACCCTATTGTAGATAGTAGTATTTATGTCTGAGGAATTTGGGACCTGCTTCTGTTGCCAAGTGCAGGTCAGACTCCGGTCAGTGTTTAAGCTGCCAGCGCGTACTTATTATCGTTTGCGTTTATGGTTTTTGCTTGATTTACAGTCATCGCCTACTGTGTTGCCGTCTCTACTATCTCACGCTGTCGAAACCAGGTCATCCCCATCAGAAACACACTACTCTCTTTATGGTCGCTGCCGCGGAACAGCATCGCAATATGTTTCTGGTGGAGATGGAGGGAATCGAACCCTCGTCCAACATGCCTTCGCTTTGAAGGGATTACAACAATTCTTTACTACAATTACTATTTAGCGATTAGCAATGTACATTGTGATTTCAAAGCCAAAACGCAGATCTGTTGCTGCTGGTGTAGTCCAATTCATTTAAATCTCCTAGAGTAGAGGCACTATTGCCTGTTATATGTATACCATATACGTGGTGTTCTGTGTAGTGATAATCCTCAAACCCATGTACGTTGTATTACCATATTCTACACCAGTTCTTCAATTACTCCAAGCACTTCTGCTACGGCCAGAGCAAAGCCGGCCGACAGCAAGAATACATCACTAGTTAGCATAAGACAGGTAGCTGCTGCTAATCTCATAAAGCTTTTGGCTAGGCTAACTTGAAAGTGTCGTTTAGCGTCAGGTTGTTTCATTTTTGTGTAATCCATTCACCAAGTTTAGAGAGATCCTTACCGGCACCAGATACGGTGCCACCGACTGTACCACATCCAAGTAATGAACCAAGTAAGAACATTCCTACCACGATGCATACGAACCATCCAAATAATCCCAGGCTATCATCATCTGATTCAGGTTCTGGGGGGCTGGTAGGCCACTGCCAAGGTGGAGGACTGCCTTGGCAGTTGGTACACAGCAAAGTACCGTCAGGGATGAGTTGTTTGCACACTTGACAAGTAACTTTGCTCATATTATGCCATCTCTGCCATTGCAACGGCTGTCTCAAGAGCTTTTACTTTGAGGCCTTTATTAGGACCATACCAGGCTGATGTAAGGCGACCTTCCTGTGTACGGCCAATAACGTGGTCAGTTAGGTAGGTTACAGCGTTGAATGCTGACCACCACGAACCTTCAGCAAACGATGCACCAGGTTGCTGTTGCAGTGCTTGCATTGCAAGAGTAGCTGACTGGGACAATTCCTTCTTTTGCTTAGTTTCTTCGTTCTTAGAGCGGCCATATGCATTGACAGGGAAGATACGATTGAAGTATTCCTTGACTGTCTCGCTCTTATATTTCTTAGAACCCAAGAATTTAGCCATTTCCTTGTACTGTGCCAGCTTATCAGAGGCAACACCCAGCATCTGCTTCACCTGATCGCCATCAAACTGGCGGCGATGGGACACTTTTACCATGTTATCTTCTTTAGAAGAGAGTGACAGCGTGAGGGTATTATTGCAAACCACGCGAATTGGAGTGAATCGCACGTCGATTGACTGACCAAACTTGTGGGGGAGTGTAAAAAGAAGGTAGGAATCGACCTGATCCCCACCAAAAACCTCAAAAGACTCATTAATCTTAGCAAGAGCCCATACAATCTGGCCGTTTTTAAGGGATCCTGCCGTATGCATGGCCATATCACCCGAGCAAACGAAGTCATTGAAGAACTCGAATGCTTCTTCATTCTGCAGGGGGTTCCAATCTTGCGACACTACATCCAGGATACGGCCATCAGACGAGCGTACCAGGGCATCTTTGCCGGTATACACTTGTTGTCCTTGGATGTTTGCAAAGGTTTGAATCTTATCTACTGACCAGTCAAGGCCTGCTGATTCGAGCATTTGTGCTGGGGACAGGTCTGCTGGGACTTCTTTGCCAAGACCGTGCCAAGGGGTTTCGCCTGCGTACGCCATTGTTTCAACTAAATGTGCCATAATATAATCTCCAAGTAGAATTCATTAATATCAACCTCACTACAAAGTCTATTCTCAACATAAAACGATATTAAGTCAACAGATATTTCTGCCGGGGGTGGTTATTCCTTCATAGTAAAGCTGCTTCCGCATCCGCAGGTAGCGGTGACGTTGGGGTTGCTCACTTTAAACTGTCCGCCAGTAAGGGTACTTTCGTACTCTACCACAGATCCGGTTAGGTATTGCATTGATATGGCGTCGACCCAGAATTTAAATTGGTCATTGGGTACCACGAAGTCGTCCTCTTCTTGGGTATCGTCGAGTGCAAAGGAGTAGGAGAATCCAGAGCATCCGCCTCCTTGGACGGAGAGGCGAAGGGCTGCGCTTCCATCGGATTCTTTGGCCAGGATGTTAGCCACCATATCCTGTGCTGCTTTAGTAAGGGTAATCATTAGTACCTTTAGGTGACTAGTTTGAGGGTAGTTCTTTTTTCGCTCTCGAGTATTTCTCGAATGCGTTTATTGGGTCCGCCGTAGGTAAAGCACATTTCATCCCATCCAGTAATAGTTCCATCTGCTGGATTATAGTCTTCGACGGTATACTGGGGGTCAAGGGTAGTCATATCATTCAGAGCCTCGCGAAAGTACTTTCGGGCAATATCATAGGAATCATCATGTTCTGTGCAGTAGATAACATAATCAAACTGGACAGTTACTTTTTTTAGGCTGGTCATATAATCACCTGTACGATAGAGTATAGAATTATACCTAGAGCGCCCACGATCAGGAGTCTGGTAACAAGATTGATTCCCGCCGGATCCGGTTCTGCATCTTTGCGTAGTCTAATAACGCAGTCTCGTCCTTGGTTACAGTCTCCGTTGCAGCAGGTATTCATGATAGTGTATTCCCTTGGTTGCTAGTATTAGCGTTGGTATTAGCCACTCTTTTCTTTGCGGGGGGATATTTAATGCACCAGAAGCATCTCTTGTGGGGGTTATTACCTAGCCACAACGAGAGATCAACAGATTGCTTCCCGCAGCTGGTGCATTCAAAGTTAGTACTACTCACCGGATGGCTTTTTAAATGCTCCCAATAGTCTTGCTTGAATATTTTTAGCAAATCCGGGTTGTGGGAAGTTCCAGCCAATAAAGGCTCCGACTGCCATCCAGAATAGTGTCTCTAGCATTTTATATCTCCTAAGATGAATACGTCTATATGTAACATACCATAATAATGATCAAACATAGTATCCAGAATACCAACATCTAGTCACCCATACCTGGGATATGAGCAACAACGACCATATTGATCCTCAGCTCATCAAACGATGCCTTTGTGGTATATTGGGACTTGGGGCCACTTTGTTCTGGGGGAGGGTAGTACTGTCCAATCCCTTCTAATACTGGCTCTTCAATTCCATACTTCCTTCTCAGAGTAGCCTGGTCGGTCTGACTACCTAGAGAGTTGATACAGTCTTCAATTAAACGAATAGCAAATAACTCATGATCAACATATCCGGCCTCATTCAAACATTGATCGGATATACTCTTGATCTTATTATTCATCTGCTCCCTTAATTAAGTCTAATGCGAATACTGCGGCTTGAAGACAGAGATGTCCCCCCTCTTGACAAATATAGTCTCTAACATAGACTCATACTCATCATTATTTAGACCGGTCCGGTATAATGCTAACGATACTGCCATCATTACCCCGGCTACCTCAAAGGGATGATAGTTCTCTGAAAGCTCTACCGTATACTCTAACATCTTCTGGTATAACATGGTAAGATGCTCCTCCTCTGCTTCAGTGGTAGCCAAGGTTTCTTCCGGGGCTGGTGTTGTCATGTACTCTTCTCCTCTATACAGTTGTAAAATAGGTATACCTTGGATCCTAGTAAGGAGCCTCTCCACAGACAGCAATCAAATCAGCAACCGAAAGAGCCTTCTTCTTCTCTCTCTTGACTACTGTGATTTTGTACCCCTCTTGGAGAAACTTCTCTGCCGCATCCATACTCCAGAACTTACGCAGCAATACCCCCTCATCATCATAAAGCCAGTATCTCATAATATTATCTTTTTAGTAACGCGCATATTACAGTAAAAATTCCTAAAAAAAATTTAGCGTGAGATGGAATTATAAACCAGCTCGGTTGAAAAGGCCCCCCGGCAAGATATTTTGAGGAGGGTAGAGGGGTGTAGAAGAGGGGCCGGCTACTAAGGCGTAGTTGATTCTAGGGCCACCGGTTTCGTTTGGCCCCCCGGGGGCGTTTTGCCCCGGGCAGGACTGCCCCTGCTACGCTGCGTACGCTAGCTGTGCCTCTTCCTGCTCCAGGAAGTCGATCTCATCTGGCATCACCAGGGACACATAGGCAGCAACGTCGACCAGCTTAAGGCCTGTTGCTCTTGCTATCTGCCGCACGGTCATGCCTTCTAGGGTCATGTCTTCAATGTCTTGCGCCAGCATTGCCATCTTACTCATCGTTGCTCTCCTCTGGTTGTTGTTCGGCTAGCACTGCTGTGTCCGTCATAAGATTGAACACGGTCCATTCCCACACTGATTTAGTCATAGCTTTTCTTATCTCCAAAGTCTTCATTCCAATCGTACCCGGCATTATACGCCATGATCTCTGCTGGGGTCATCTCTGCTGCCAGGATTGCTTGACCTACTCCTGTACCTCCTGTATAATAATGAGGCTTCCGAGGACGACTATACCAACTGTCCGCTGTCCCCCGATCCCAAGGACCCCCGTGACGAGAATTGAATACAGACTGGTCAGGTGCACGTAGGACAGGAGAACTATTGGTAGCTGGTGTACTCATAGTGGTAGTCATCATTACTTCCTCCTAGTAGCTAATATTGGTTTCAATTACGTATGCCAGGATACAGAACACTACTACTCCGATTACTGCTGCGATCATTGGGATCATATTATGCCTTTGTTAGTTCTGATATCATACGGCCAAGGTACTTGCTGCGCAGCTCTACTGGAGAATCATCCAGGACATAACAGAGCTCTGACTCAATATACCCCAGAGTGTACGCAAACACTCCTAGGTCAGTAGCACCGGCCGATATACGCTTGGCCTTGATACTGTCGATGAACTTGGATACTATCTGTCTCGTATCTGCATCTACCGGTACTGTAATTTGTGTATTCATTGTATTACTCCTTTTCTCATTGCAACAAAGATATTATCCCCCAGGGGGGCTATTAAGTCAACAGTTATTCCATTGCCCGGGCAGCAGCCAGCTTTGCAGGCGACCCAACAAACATCTTTGCCCCCTGCCGCATGAATTCCCTCAGCTCACGACGCACTTCAGATGGATACTCCTCCTCATACTCCTGAATGAATACGATTGACTCCAGAATCCCGTACCCCCGAGCCTGCTTGACATACTCGACTTCTGCCATTAGATTATCGAACATTATACAGTCTCCTTTTTATCCATCATCTCAAACAGAATGAACTTCGCAACATTCAACTGCTTGCGGACACTATCAGACGTCGTATCGCATCCATTTACCAACTCCTGGCAGTCACTCAAGATCCCAGCAACAACCATCTCCAGACCGCTGCAGCGGGCAGTGAGTGAATCCATGTACTCGCTGCGGATATCGTCCTTAGACATGCCAAACACGCTCTTTTCGTTTTCAGTCATTTCGTTTCCTTTACTAGTTAACATAAGGCTATTATCGGCCTCAAACGAAATTAAGTCAACAAGTATACCCCACTGAATCTGCGGGATCACAAATAAAGTTCTTCTCGGGCAGACTCTGCATGCTTACATTGGTTCCTATACTTGAATCCCTCGCAGGGACAGAATATAGCGTCATCACTTAGTTCTACACTATAATATTTCCCCTTACTCCCCTTTACCGATATTATCACCTTATCTGCAGCAGGAGCGTTGACATTACTATCCATTTCCAGGAAGCTTCGTCCTCTCGCAGAGAATGCAATAGGATTCTTGAACATCTCGATCTCACTGCACCCAAACTTAATATATCCGTGCATGTACCGTTTATTCTCATCCAGCAAATAGGTATGATTCAGAGTATCCCAAACTGTTGTTTCTTTATAAAGCCTCATCTATTCTCCAGGGTGTAATATAGGTGCGGAATATTGTTATACTCTAACTAACGCTATAATATATCTTTAAACTTGTCTTTTGTGCCTAGATATATCGATCTATATGCAGGCCAGAGTATGCAGCATACTTTAGCAGACCATTCTCGTATTGGTTTGATGTATGCCAGTATAAGTTGATTAGTTCTGTGTCTTTCATGAACATATAATTCCGATGAATGCGATGGGATTCTTGCAGGGCTTGTAGGCTAGATGCTTCATTACTATACTTTACCAGGTCATCCTCGCGTTTATGAGAGTTGATGCGACTTGTTTGTTCGCCTGCCTGTGCCACGTTATTCAGTAGTGCCATTGGGATCTTGTGTATTATCATTCTCTAGTCCATTATACATTATGTTCTAGTACTGTTCTACTCTGTACATCCCAATACAATTCAATTGCCTTCTTGGCATAGTCAGAATCAATGTATTGTCCAAGGATGGTATCCATATCAGCGCATACCTTTGCACCCCAAATTGTATTCTGTGTTCCTATCCTATACACCATCCCAATGATCTTACCATCAATATCATCGTAGAATACGGATTGATGGAATTCCTTCTCTTGCCATCTCTTCATTCTTTTACTCCTACGGAATTACCAATCACTTTATCTTTCGGGAGATCACATAACCATACGTCTGGTCTAGTCTTAAATACAGGACCTCTATTTTCCAGCATTGATAGCATGAACTCCATTCCATTATACATTCCAAGCTTGTATGGATCAAAGTTCCAATTGCCATTGTATCCCTGGACCTTTACCATCTCACGCAATTGTTCTAGTTCTTTCTTGATATTAAACTTATTAGACTGCGGTGGGGCAGTGTAAAGCGGAACGTGTTTTGCGAATGGAATATCTGTCTGCTCAAACCCTATCCCTCTGCTTGTATATCCTGCGCCGTTATTTACAGTCCATACCCACGCTACAGGATTGGGGTGTATACTCGTATCGTAATCACTCATCATTAACTTACCAGATATTTTATCATTGAGGCTATAGCCAGCAAATAGGTTAGACCTTTACCGATTGCAAATATGACTACCCACCATTGTTGCATTTCATGTTCTGTCATCATTAACTCCTATACACTTCAACAGTATTCAATATATTCTTGGCATAATTAATAGCGGTTTGTGAAGCAACATCATCTCGCATATACTGAGATACTTTATACGTTCTATCAAATTTCCAAAACAGAAAGTTTTTGTAATACACATCATACTCTTCCATATGAGCATCATATATGACTTTGGTTTGCATGAAAAGATGTTTCATTCTTCAACTCCAAAATGTTGTAATAGACCATTGGCACAATCACTGACAGCATCGTTATATGTTAGTTCATTCAATCCTACCCAAGATCGCAATCTGAATCTTGTACAGCTGCTTTAAATGCTCAACAGCAGATACCTTCAATGCATCAGGCCTGATCTCACCAAGGTACTTGACTGTCTTATCAATTGCTTCCTGAACATCCCTATGACAGACTGTATGCAGCTTCTTTCGTTCTGCTGTATGCTTCATGCAATCATCAGCAATCTTTTCCGGAGTAGAATATTCCTGGTTCCATATTGTATTATTAAGATGTTCCACTTCCTTCTCCAGATCTAGCCTCAGTGCCAATTCTGAATTGTAAAGCTGCTTATATTTCTCTGCTCTCTCTTTATGATCTTGTTCGTTCATTACGTAACCTCTCTATCTCAATTGCTGCTTCTTCTAATAAATCCGCAATACGATCTGGTCGACCTTCCTGCACAGACTTACGATCCGCAATCTGCCTACGAATCTCAGCCCTCTTACGCAATCGGTATACTATGTCGTCTTCATTCATTTCTTCTCTTCTACCCGAATGTTAATCCCAAAATGCTTCTTGATCACATCAGCATACTCATGACCAGTCCTGGCAGTCTTGTTCTTCCTGATCACTATACACGCCTCTAACAATAACAAGTGAGCCAACACCTCTGCATACAACGTCACATCCTGGTATATTCCAAAATGACAGTATATCTTACCATCCTTGGCTGGATACACTAACTTGGATTGCTGCAACAACCTTAATATCTTACTGTTGATCTTAGGTACCGGTGGCCCATCATTGTCAGTACTCATACCTGCCTCATCAAGAATCCTACAAAGTAAATGGCCAACAAACCAGAGTTGACAGCAATCAGACTCGTATCCTTCATCTTGATACTAGCAACCAACCAAGCAAAAGCCCCTAAGTTGAACATCACAACATTCAACGGATCTAATGCCAACGCAGTGGCAATTGCACCAACTAAAGTGAATACAGTCCCAGCCCACTTAAATATAACTAAACTATTCAATCTCATCTCTCACTAATAGGAATTGTGATCTCACCTGACATGATACTCTCCCTGGTCTCATTTAACATACCCCATTATCCCCCCCAAACAAAATTAAGTCAACAGACCACCTTGCAGGGGAGTGTTGACTTAATTGAAATAATACTATATGATGTTGCTAAATTAGTACCTCACAACAGCCTTTGGAGGAATATCCTGCTGCGGGACTCCCGATGCAATACACCGGAATGTTCCAAAGATGTGATACGTGTAGTTGGATAACTCCTGCGCTGCCTGAGCACAAAAGGTCTCAGACTGATACGTCCCAAGATACCTCCACCCACCATGATCAGTCTCTGTGATAGGAGACGTTGCCATTGTCCATAATAATAAAATATGCGGTGTCATTCACTCACTCCAAAGTAGTCTCTAATATGCCTGTCAACAGTGCTATGTGGTTGACCCAGTAGGTCAGCACAGTAGATAAAGTTCAGACACTCAAGTACAATCAGTTCTGAGAACTTTTCAATAGCAGGATCCTGGTCTAGCAAGTCATCCTCAGATAAAATGAACCCAGCACTCTCTGCTAACTGTCTAATATTGTCATTCATTGCTTACTGTGAACCTCAAGAACATATTTGGCCTTGTTCACTATCCAAGGATCCCTCAACGGAAGATGGTTCCCAGTAGCCCCAGTCCAATCTTTGAAATCAAAATCATAGAATCCAACCTTGCAATGATCAGGATACTGCGTCTGCAATACCTCCAACTCATCTGCCCACGTCTGCCACACATCATCAGATATAATTGACTCATCAAGCTCGTAGTAGAGACATGAATGAATCAACATCTGATGACGTCGACGCTTAATAAGACTCTTGATCTGATCTGCAGTCACAACTACTCTCCACCAAAGTACTCAATGATCCGACTCATCGATTTAATTAACTTCTTGTGATTAGTAATATCGTCTGGATGCAACCAGCTCCCTCCCTCCTCGGCCAACAACTCCTCACGCAAAAAATCACGATGTTCCATAAGCTGCGCTATAACAAGTTCATCCAACGTACTCCCTGATACCTCAACCTTAGTACTGCCCTCAATAATCTTATTTCCCATACTATCTCCAAAGTGATGTTTCAAATCATGTATAATCTGATCTACTGGTGGTGTGTACAAGAACCCCTCCATACCATGCTGACTAGATCGAATAACCTCGTACACTTCCTCTAACAAGATCTGATTGCTAACCTGACGCTTCCTCCATCCACTCATACCTGATCCCTCATCAATCGATTGAACTTACGCAGAGCCTTTCCAAACTCACCACCCAGCTCCTCTACTATATCTCCCAACCCAAACTCACCATTGTCAGCCACTATCCACTCGGCAATTGAATACTGCCTCGTCTTCTCGGAATAATGTAACGTATATGTGATATCCATCATCACTCCTTAATCTAGATTTACTATTTCCATGGTCACAGCATCAATAATGATTACCACACTCATAAGAACAAACAAGATTCCTGTCCATGTATGATATTGACTCAGTTCCAACACACCAGTAATACCGGCAACTGCACCAACAACATACCCCAATATTTTTCTATATTTTCCTAACATATTCAATATCCTCCCGTCATCTTTTTAGATAGGTCCGAATATATCTTTTGAACCTGAGCTTCTGTAATACTGAATGTCTTGGCTATATCAACGATCCCCTTGTCGTGATCCTCTTTTGATAATCTACCCAGAGCCATTAGCTTATTTTCTATTACGTGTATCACTGGCGGTATCATACTCATACGTACTCCAGTTCTTGAACAGGGAAACGGATCTTACCTTCGTAATCCAGCTGATCCTTCTCAAACTCGGTAAGGTAGTTGTCAGCCACTACTTCCCAGTTGACGATACTCTCCTGGAAACCTTCATTGTCACATTCAATCTGCGAGCGCAGGGCCATAACAGTCTCCGTGACGTTGTTGACATTGATCTTCTTGACCACGTAGTCCATGCCACCCTTAGCTTTCCAGTACTGCGGACACTGACCGGTGCCATCCCAATCGTGAGCACCGTAGTTCTCATACACTTGCGTCTGAATAATTAATTTCATTGTGCTAACTCCTCTGCAGATGGAATGTAAACGTAGTCTTCTTCGTCTTCGACATATATCCAATATCCCACGATCTACTCCTTAGGTAAACGAACAATTAACGACCAGCCATCATCCTTAATAGTATAACCAGTTATACCAGCATCAATCAAGCAGCTACGAATGTCACGATATACATCATCTATATTAGGAACTGCTCTTACGTAGGTTTTAACAGTCTTGCATTTTTTGTAGTCGTTTGTAAAGACAAACTCGGAAATAACTCCGTGTTTACGAAGCACGGCACGAACAATTCGTGTTGCTGGAATGAATTCTTTAATCATTTTATTTCTCCTATCAATTAACCATATAGCTATTATAGGCCTCAAACGAAATTAAGTCAACAGTCTAATCCCCACATTCTATGCGGTATTCTAGCCCTTATCAGGTTTTCTTACTAGTAAATTTACGAAGTACCTGCTCTGCATCTGGATATTCTGTCAACCCCATCAATGCAAGCTCCGTATCAACGGCTACCTGTCTTTCATCAAGCTCTTTCGAGTACTTCCCCAGTAACTCCTCTGCATATTCAATGTCCTCCTGTGATACTGTTTTATACCACACAAACAAGGTTTCGGGGTCAGAGTTAAGCAAGAAGTCAAGGTTATCTCTATCTTGTTTATCCATTCAATCCTCCTTAGTTGACCAACATATATTTTGCAAGTTGATTCCAATCAGAACCACCAGCCTGACGAATCTTTGCAATTGTAATCAAGGTACGCAAGTTAATCTCACGAGCCTCATTCTTATTCTGCTTCAAGAACTCAAACGCTTCGATCTTCTGTATCGTAGGAACAGATGAGAGGAAGTTAGGCTGGTTCATGATGTGTTCCATACGATCAATCTTCTGATCAACAGTCATAGACAAATCAACACACATCGAACGACTACGCAAGGCCTGACTAATCTTATCCTGAGTCAGATTAGAGATGAACACTACTCCACCAGTGAACTTGAATGTGCGTGGCAGATTCTCATCATTGATGTTTGAATTCCAGGTAATATAGCGGTTATCATACGAGTCAAGAGCACCCTTAAGCAAGTTGAGAGCATCAGCATCTTTCAAAATAGAATCACAATCATCAAACACAACAATCGAGTCACGGTTCTCATACAGAACTTTGAACAGCCCTTTAGCTGTCGAGAATCCTTTGATCACCACGAACATCTTACTGGACGTAACCACCTCACCAACTTCACTCTCAGCTACGATGTCAGTCACATTCCGTAAACCAGCCTTAGTCAGCGATTCAATAACGGTGTGAGTCTTACCCAATCCACCTTCACCAGTAACAACAACAGAAGGAGTAACACGATTAGCAATCATACCAACAATCTTCTCTACGAACTCGAATCGTTGGTTAATAGGAAACTCAACAGCCTTACTATCAGCAACTGGCTCTTCTTCATACCCCTGAATTTTCTGCTTTAGATAGTACTTGTTCTTGGAGCGTGCAATCTCCTTACCAGCATCATTGAAAGCAATAAACGTACCACCCACGTTGCGGATATCCATATTACTTACCTCCATATGCGTAGCAATCATTATCGTACGACTGGGATGAGTACATAAGCATTTCACCACCTGCACACATCTCGTCAACGTACTCATTATACATGATATCCACAGTCGACTCAACTACTTCCTGAGCCAGGATCTGTAACACCGTATTTGCACTAGCAATCATGTAAACTCCAATTCATCAGTCAATATAGCTATTATCGGCCTCAAACGAAATTAAGTCAACATAAAAGTTCTTCTGGATAATCAAGGAGTTAGTCGACATCAAACCACAAATCTCTGCCGGAGACTCTGCCGCGAAGGTATTCCTCCTCTTCGCTCGGGGGGAGAGGGATACCCATATCTTCTATTGTTGGAATTACAACGGTTGCATCAGTTATAGATCGCTGAGCAGCTCTCATTACGTTGGATAACTTCCATTTGTGCTCTTCAGATGCATCTGTCTTATGATATGCAGAGACGGCTAATCCCTTGTTAAGTTTGTCTAACTCGGAATGCTCTCTAACATTGGCACAGCTATAGCTGCAAAAAGTGCCTCGCTTGATGTGTTTGGTACCACAGCGAGGACACTCTTTTTCAGGTCTAATTTTCTTATGGCGGCCCATTGAAATATGCTTTGGCTTTAGTCTTTGCCTCGTCAATAGTCATAGCATACACTTCAACAACTGCAGTACCATTTGTTATGGTCATGCTGTATGGTACAACTCCATCAAATTGAAAATCTTCTGGAATAGGAACAACTATCTTCCATTTCTGGAGGTTCTTCATCCTATTTAGAATTTGCTCAAGATTTGCGTCAATGGCCACTGGACATTCCCTTTAACTCACCAACAACTTCAAGGTAAGATTGTTTGATGCAGAAAGGGATGCTGCTGTCGATATAAACATAGCACATCTCATACTTTTCATCGATTGACGCCTCAACATATCTGATATGATCAATGTTAAAGGTTACGTACACTCCATCAGCTCTCAGTAGAGTGATAAATTTCATGTGATCTCCAATAAAAAAAGACCCGACCGAAGTCGGGCCAAAACATCAACTTAACGCTTAAATACTCGTGACACATAGTAGTATGCATTAGCATACGTAATCTTCAACTCTTTCTGAATCAGCTGAGCAATCTCACCGTTAGTCTTATCCTTGTTAGCATCAAAGATACCCTTAGCTACCTGCTTCTTATCATTCGAACGAGCGGGCTTAACAGGCTTGAACGATGTCGAGGATGAGCTCTCACCAGACGTTGATTCCGTTTCAACAAACACATAAGGCATATTGGTACGGATCTTCTCTAACTTAGCCTCAGCAATCATAGTAGCATTACCCGTATTGTACTCATCTTGAACAATAGCTTGCTCAACCATTGCCTTAGCCATGATTCGAGCAGAAGCAAGATCATACTGATCAGAACCACCTAGATCAGAGATGATTGAATTAGCATATCCAAGAGGATCAGACGATAACCCAATATCCTCACCAACTTGCTGAATAGCCTTTACAACCGAGTCAGACTTGATGCCATAGGAAGTAAGGATCTGCTTTGCATTGACGATAGTATTCATGTATTTCTCCATAAT